TGCTGAACCGCTCTTCCGATCTATATATTAAAGGGCATGGGCGCGGATCGTGTCCCCGGTCGACATCTGCATAAAGGCAATAAAAAAGACGGCCATTTCTGACCGTCTCAGGGGCTTTATATTGCATTGTGATGTATGGGGCGGGGTTTACGCTGCGGCTTCGTCCTCAATCCTTTTAAGCGCCTGTAAATGCGCCTCGGTGCGTTTGGCGAACCAGCATTTTTTAACGCTATGCCAACGATACCCCGCGGCCTTGAGCGCGTCGCGCGTTTCCTGCGAGGGCTTAGAAGTAAAATAAACCTCGATCCCGTCATGCTCTGTATTAAACTCAACGCGGAGCGCTGCGAGCTTCGCCGGGGCTGTCTGGGGCTGATCCGCGTTAGCTTCTGCCGGTGCCGGTGCTTTGCTCTCGGCCTTGGCGGGGCGTTTCTCTGCCCTCGGTGCGCGGGGGACGACTTTCACGGCGCCGGGGCTCTGCAGGCATCCGAAATAATAAAAGTTGACGTCGAAATAATCTATCATTGCGTCGCTGTCGTCATAATTGAAGCTGTTCACATACTCGTCAACGGCTTTCACCGTCGCGCGGGTCTTATCGGTCAGGCATCTATAAAATGCGCCGTACTTGCTCCAAATTCTTTCAAATTCGGCTTTCTCCTCGGCCTTGTTCCAGCTGTTGAGGGTCCACACGCTGTTGCGGGTGGCCTTACGCCAGCACTCGGAAATGTCGTCGTCCGTCATTTCCTCATAAGCTTTGAAGATATCCGCCGGGGCTTCTTTCATGTCAACGTGCAGCTCCTGGCACATAGAAGCGTAGGACGTGCGGACGCTGAAACGGTAGCCCGGGAAAAATTCCTTGATGTAAGCGCGGACAAGCTGCGCTATCTCCTTGAGACTGCGCCCGGCTTCGTACCGTTCGCCCTTCCAGCCGTTCGCGGTGTAAAACTCGCTGCGGGTGCTCTGGGCGGTTTCGGTACTCTGCGCGGCTGTCTTGGACTTGAGCACGGGAAACATCATGTCATACTCATTATTGATCTCTTTCATGGTCTCGACGTCGCCGCCGCGGTCGGGGTGGTGGATCATGGCCAGCCGTCTAAATTCCTTCTTGAGCTCCTCAAGGTTTTTGCACTGTGCGAAATATTTCATTTTTAACCTCCGTTAATATCTGATCTGTCAGATGTTTTTTCTTGTTTACGTGTGTTATTATACAGTACGGTTAACAGTATTGCAAGCTGCAATACTGCACGAAAATAAGCACGGTAAACCGTGCAGAATGTACAAAAAGAGCAGGCCGAAAAATTTCGGTCTACTCTTTTGCTGTTTTGCTTAATCTTTAATCGATTTTTGCAGATTTGTATAAATCTTATTTAGTTTTTCAATGCACTTTTCCTCGTCTGGTTCGTCTGTCGCTTCTTTGAGCGCATCGATCACAAAGCGCAAAATTGCATTAAAAAGCCTGTTGATTTCCGCGCGGTCTGCGTTAATCTTGGTTTGCTGTGCTGACATAGATTTTAATTATCTTCTTTATCTCCTCGGCGGTATAGGTTTCTTGCTCGGGCTTCTCGTCTATGATGTTTATCAAATCATACGCTATAGCTTTCCGGGCTTCTTTCATTTCTTTCTCAGTCGGCATTATTGTACCCCCTTTTATTTTTCCGCTGTTGCCAAACTTTCCAGCAGCGCGCACCCGTCTAAACTGTCGTGTACATAGTCAGACAAGGCCGCGTTAACTGTCAGTCCGTGCGCCTCGCATAGTGCCCGAAACGCTTCGGCTTCGGGTTTTCGCACTTTGCAGGCAAGCACGGCTAAATTTTTGAGATCATATTTGTTTTGCGATGCGCGCCGTGCGTCGCTTTTTTTATCCCCTTTTGGTACGGGCAAAATATCACCTCCCCATATTTATTATAACCAACGCGCGCACGGTTAACAATATACAATTCGCACAAAAAAGTACGGTTAACCTTGTGCAAGATAGCATATTGCAATACTGTTAACCGTACTGTATAATACATACAGTCAGACAAGCCCAGACGGGCGCAGGAGGTAAAACATGAATAACAATATCTTGAAAAACTCTTTCAGCCTCAGCCATAAAATAACGGTGTACGTTCCTGGAACTGTGGACGCGAGCACGGCAGGAGATACAAGCGCATACGTGACCGAGGCCGCCGCGCTGCTGTCTGAGTGCTTCGGCGGCGCAACGTCAACGCCCGTCCGCGGGTACTGGATGAGCGAGGCGCACGGCCTTATAGCGGAAGATAATAACGCGGTGTTTGCCTATGCTGCGCAGTCTGCGCTTGATGAACACCTGGACGATGTTGTTAATTTTGCCGTCCGCATGCGAGACGAGCTAAAGCAAGAGGCCGTCGCCGTCGAGCTGGACGGGACTATGTATTTTATTTGAGGAGGATTTGACAATGTTACATCAATCAACATTCCATTTTGTCGACACGGAAGAGCAGGCAAAAAATTTCGTTGAACAGCGCCGCAAGCAGCGGCGGAAAGCCTGGTACACCCCATGGAGCAGCGCAGACGGCAAAGAATCAAAATTTATTGTCTGGTACTATCTCTATTAACAGTTTGCCGGGGCTTTTCCCGGCAGTCTGTAAAAGCGTCTTGATTGCAAGGCGTTTTTACAGGCTTTGAGCCTAAAAAATACGGAGGTATTACCACATGAGCACATTAAAAAAGCCCCTTTTTATTAACGGCATGTATAACCGCGAGGGCAAAAACTGCCGCGCGGATTTTGTGCGCGAGGTCAGCAACGGCGCGGAGTCGTACAAGCTTTGGACATGTACAGAGAAAAACCAATACCCCGCCAATGAGCGCGACAGGTATTTTCTTTATGTCGAGATCAACAACTATTTAGTGCCGCTGCGGATGACAGATTATAAATTTACCGATGTTCTGGGCTTTTTCCCGGCTTGCGTGGAACTATACGGCACGCAGGAGGAACGGGCGCGAGTTTGGCGGAGAACCGAAAACACGGACGCGCTGCGAGCGCAGGAAGAACCCGTAATACTTCGGTACGGCTCAGACCCTGCACGGCAAGCGGATTATATCCGGGATCGTCTGCGCGTTCGCGTTCGTAATTACACCGACGCCCGCGACAACGGCGGCACGTTCGCCGACTTCGTCGGCGCGGCTGTACTCGGGGAGCTTGGCAAGTGCGCGGAGCTGTCCGCAAAACTGCGCGCCGATGGAGAAGCGAGAGAAGAAGCCGCCCGCCGTGAACGTGAAGAGCAGGAAGCAAAGGAAAGAGCAGAGCAGGAAGAGCAGCACCGGCAAGAGATAAAGAAGGCCGAGGAGATTTTTACCCGCGGCGGTTTGATAAAAGACGGCGCTTTATTGGTAGAGATAGCCGACGCGCACGGCGTGAAAATTCCCTTGCGCACTCGCGGCTGGATCCTCAATAGCTTTGCACAATGCAGCATTACCATTATCGAGGGTGCGCCGCGGTACTCTGTGCGCTATTACAAGCGCAACAGCGGCACCGGCAGTACTAAAATATATGAGATCATCGAGCAAATACGCGCGGCCATAATCGCCGCGTGAAGCCCGCAAGGCCGACGGCATCCGCCGCCGCTGGTGCAAGTCCAGCCGCCTATATGGCGGGCGCTCATGGGCAAGAAAACAGGATTAAACCCGGCGAGAGATACGAGGACGCGCGCCCATCGCTATAAACGGCGGTCAGCCTGCCGGGGTGCTGATGTAAGGCCGTGGGGAGCTGGTGCACCTCTCCGAAGAAAACAGATTGCACCCGCCGCCGGACGTGTCCGGCAGGATCACCGAACGGGGCAGAGGCGAGCGACCGCGTCCCGAAATGTGAACAGGGCGCGCGGAAGTCTTGGGGGTGCTGAACACGCCCGCGGGATTTTACTGGGAAGTTTCCGCGCCCCTGAACACGGCCAATAGAAAAACTGCGGGGGTTTGTGTGAACACGCGCCCGCAAAATACTTGGGAGGATTTACGAACATGACCGAACTGAAACACGCAAAGCAGAACTATCAGGACTTGCGCCCCATCTTGGAGGCGCTTCCTCGCCACGACTTTCATATCAGCGTGGAGAATGAGCCGTACACACGCCTTGCCGCCGAGTTTCTTTACTTCTCGGACTATAAAGGCCGCCCCGTGTACTACATCGCGCATTACTCCGAGCAGAACGGCAATCTTATGGCTGATCCTGAGATTGAGTTTGCGGTCGATGAGGCCGAACAGACTATTGAACCCGTTCTTTTTTGTAATGATTATACCGGGAGCTACGACGAGGTTTACAAGGAAGTGGACGGCCAGATGATGTACTCTCAGCGTCTGCGCGTGAACCTTGACGAGTTCCTGCATATTTGGCTCAAGAACCTCAAGCAGCAGGGCTTTATAAAACTTATAAAGGAGATGTAAGACACAGAGATGAAGATTTATGCCGAATGGCTGTGTGAGGGCGAGCTGCACGAAGGCGAGTTCGACAACTGGCGGGATTTCACCGCCGCAACATTTAATATGGATGTTCAGTTGCTTTATTTCTACACCATATCACCACCAAAATCACCGCCAAAAGCTTGTTAGGGGAACTGCACAGAAACAGGTCACTACGTTCCCAAAACGTCCTCCGGGAGGGCTGTACAACATTAGGTCACTACGTCGGGGGATCTGTACAGAATCACCCCACAAGGTCGAGGAGAGCCACAGAGAATCACCCGACTACGTGGGGAAAACTGCACAAACTTTGCTGCGTAGATGGGCAAAGTATTATGAACACAATACAAAAATCTGCGTATTTGACATCAAAACCGAGAGAAACACCGATTTTGCGCTTGACAGCTATGCTACCATCCCAACACCTCAGAAGAACTACACAGAATCAGAAAGGAAGATAGCAAATGTCAAACGAAATTATGAATATCAGCGGTGTGGACTGCTACGAAAAGGACGGAACTGCATACCTCAATCTTGAGGCTGTTGCCCGTGGGCTGGGATTTACTCGCATTGCCGCCAGTGGCAACGAAGTTGTCAGATGGGAGCGAGTCGACGGGTATTTGCAGGAACTGGGCGTGCCCACTTGTGGGCACGACGATTACATCCCCGAAAATATCTTCTACCGTCTCGCAATGAAAGCCAAGAATGAAACTGCGGAACGATTTCAGGCGCTTGTTGCTGATGAAATCATCCCGACGATAAGGCGTACTGGCGGCTATGTGGCAAATGACGATATGTTCATCGACACATATTTGCCCTACGCGGACGAGCAGACGAAGCTCCTTTTCCGTTCTACGCTTGAAACGGTAAAGAGACTCAATGAGAAAGTCAAGGCTGATACGCCGAAGGTCACTTATTTCGACGCCCTCATTGACCGAGGGAACGATCTTTCATTCCGAGAGACCGCCAAAGAACTGCACATTGGGGAGCGCGAAATGATACGGTCATTGATTGCCGCGGGCTATCTTTACAGGGATAAGAAACAGCAGCTCAGACCATACGCCGAGACCAATAACGGCTACTTCACTCTCAAGGAGTACGTCAACGGCGATAAAACCGGCGCGCAGACGCTTGTGACTGTCAAGGGCAGAAAGAAGATCGCGAACATGTTCGGGAAAGAGATATAGAGAACCACACAGAAACAAGGAGGAACACATGAAGAAGTATTACAGCACATTGCATTTTTACTTTGAACAGCGCTTGCAGCTTCGCGGCTATGATCGTGACTTCTGCGAGATGTGGCCGAACGGAAGGCTGCATTGGGCGGTCTACACGACCCGCGGGAAAGTTGGAGAGATAAACCAGTACCGTGATAACTACGGCAGGCGCGGTATATATTACGGCGTTAGTCTGGTGGATGGCGGCTATTGTGGGAATGCGAACACTCTCTTTGAGGCAAAACAGTTAATTGCCGAGAAATATAAAGAAGTCCCCGAAACCGGTACAGACATCGTTTCGTACCTTGCCGATCCGAACGCTGAATTTTTCCCCACACCCAGCGCGCTTGCTGGAAAGATGTTCGGAAATATAAAGGAGCCCGACGAAATCTGTACAGTCTTGGAGCCGTCAGCGGGAAAAGGTGATCTTGCCGAGCTGTACATAAAGTTTGCCAACAAAAGCCGCCGATACGGAAGCGATTTTGATATGGACTCCGTGGATATGATAGAGCATGATGCTAACCTCATCGCCCTGCTGCGCGGGAAGAACTACAGAGTCATAAGCGACGACTTCCTTACTTTCCATTCGCATAAGCACTATGACCTCATCATAATGAACCCGCCATTTTCAAACGGTGACGAGCATCTTTTGAAAGCGTTGGAGATTCAGGCTGACGGCGGTCAAATTGTATGTCTGCTCAACGCCGAGACGATAAGGAATCCGTATACCAACCGCCGCAAAGTTCTCAAGCAGAAACTCGCGGAGAGCGGCGCAAAGATAGAGTTTGTCCGTGACGCATTCAAGCACGCGCAGCGCAGAACCGATGTTGAAGCAGCCATAATCTATGTGAATATTCCCGCGCAGCGCAAGACCTCAACTATCTTTGAAAACCTCAAAAAAGCGCAGGCCGAAGAGCTGCACAATAACGAGCCAGAACCCGATGCCATGGTGTACGGCTCTTGGGCGGAGCAGATGATACAGTCCTTTGACTTTGAAGCGCAGCTTGGCAGGAAGCTCATAGAAGAATACAACGCACTTATGCCCTATATGATGGACGACTTGGACGCATCTAAAAGCTACATAAAGCCGCTTATATCCATCAACATAAACGGCAGTGAGTTCCAGACTGTTGGCACGTCTGGTATAGAGCGGTACATGAAAGCCCTGCGCATGAAGTACTGGCGCGGTCTGCTCAACAAGCCGGAGTTTACATCCCGTATGACCTCGAAGATGCAGAAGGACTACACCGCAATGGTCGATAAGCTCTGCGGCTATGATTTCAACCTCTTTAACCTCCAGCAGGTCTACTATGACCTCAACGCGCAGCTCGTGGATGGTGTGAAGGAGAGTATAGACGCTCTCTTTGAAAAATTCTCCGCGCAGTATTCATGGTTCCCGGAGTGCCAGAAGAATATTCACTACTATAACGGCTGGGCGACGAATAAAGCCCACAAGGTCGGCACGAAAGTCATCCTCCCAATAAACGGATTTTGCAGTTCCAGCGGCTGGAAAAACGAGAGGGAATTGAACGCGTATACGGTCTATGGAGAACTGAGTGACCTGGAACGAGCGCTGAATTACCTCGACCGAGGCGAGACTACAGAGAAGCGCAATGTTTCCGCGTGGGTAAAGCACGCTATCGCGGCGGGCGAGACGGTCGTTGACCTCACATGGTTCACGGCGAAGTTCTATAAAAAGGGCACATGTCACATCAAGTTTAAGCCGGAGGCCGCGCCGCTTATCGACCGCCTGAATATCTATGCCGCCAGAGAGCGCAGTTGGCTCCCACCGAGCTACGGGCGCAAGCACTATTCAGATATGTCTGCTGAGGAAAAGACCGTCATAGACGAGTTTCAGGGCGCGGAGGAGTACGAAAAAGTGATGGTCAATCCGTCGAAATATATTATTGAGGCCGTGCAACTGACCCAGCCGCTTTTGAGCACTGCGACATGAGGAAGGAGCTGACAACAGTGGGATTCTGTGAACGTGATATAAAGACGATGAAAGCCTTTGGCATAGGGGAGCAGATGGAAAAACTTCATGCGGAGCTGATGGCATTGCCGGATATCAAAGATGTCGAATATGATCTCAGTTCGTTTTGGAGCGATATCCCGTATGTGATTTTCCTGCCAACGTGGAATATACCCACAGCGGCAAAAGATTACTTCGACCGGAAAGCGGCGCTGCTTCAAGCGATACTTGCTGTCGCGCACGACAATGGTCTTACGCGAACCGGCGATCGCATAGAGGACTACGGCTCTTGCTGGTATATAGTTACGCGCTGTGACTGGTTGGTTAACAAGGAGGGAGCATCTAAATGATTGACCTATCTGTTGTGCAAAGACTGTTAAGGGCTTTCCCTAATTCCCTGATAAACGTCCAGTTGGAGTTTGTAGCTGACCGCAATCCGCGCGTAAACTCCTACTTCCGGCTTGATAACTGTGCGTCGGAGGAAGCTATGAAAGCCAAGGTGTTAGAGTGGCTGTCACGAGACGCATACAAGAGCATGCACTATCACACCGAAAAAAGAAACAGAGAGGTACATGAATACCACCGACAGGGGATCAATTCTTTTCTGGGAACGGCGTTCACACCGGAGGATATGGCGATTATCTATCAACGGCTTGGTAACGCTGTTTACCACCAGAAAACACTTGAGTTTATCCGAAGCGGATATGATATGGAGGTTTTGAAAAATGTCTGACTGCATCAAGAAAGAGGATGCAAAGCGCGAGTTGTGTGAGTGGGCAACAAATTTGCTTGATCCGCGATTCTTAATAAAGGACGACGCAATGTGCGTGCTGGATAATATTCCCGCTGCCGACGTTGCACCTGTGGTGAGATGTGAGAACTGCAAGAGCGGCATTATGTCAGATGATAATAAATACATAATTTGCTGTAGACTTGGTGTTGGCATGGAGCTTGATGGTTTTTGTTCGCACGGAGAAAGGAAAATAACATGAGACTTACGTCAAATACTCCACAAGGCAATTTAGAACAGTCGCTGAATCTGTTCTATGCCAAAGACGGCGAAACGTGGGTGCGCGGATACGGAGAGAACGGCACAGACATTGCCCTGCTTGATTTAATGCGAAAGCTTATATGCCGATATATGGAACCAGACGAGATTCCGAAAACCATGTCTGATGAGGATGTTATGTTTGCAATGGTGGATTGGCTGTATGGCGGAACCGATAGCATGGAGGGCGTGTTAGCACTTCTCTATCTTGCGGGGTGGGTATGCGCAGAACTGCGCGAACGCCTCAAACGGTTCGAAGATAAGGAGAACGCTAATGTCTGACATATTGAAATCGCAGTGGAGAAAAGCCCGGAAGCGCCATGTGTGCTCATTCTGCAATCAGTACATAGAGCCGGGGGAAAGGTACAAATATGACACCCTCGTCTACGAAGGAAGCGTGTACGACTGGTTTTCACATGAAAAGTGCGACTTCCTCGCTAACGAACTTTGGGGATACGTTGATCCGGATGATAGCGGGATGACGGCTGACGATTTTCAGGAGGCATGCCAGGATTTCTGCTTTCACTTTGTCTGTCCTGATTGTGAGAATTGGGACAGAGAAAATCGCGAGTGCACTGCAGATGACTGTTGCTGCACCGATAAAGCCTACGAGACGCTGAAAAAGTACGAACTTTATATGACTAAAGAAAGCGGTTTCCTTGGTTGGGAACTCAGACCGAGAAAGGATGCCGAAGCTAATGGACAAACTTAGACCGTGCCCACTCTGCGGTAAGCCTGTGGCGTTGAGCTATAGCTCACTTGCCAATGCGTTTGAAATTCGTCACGCAAAATCCGAGGACGGCTGGTTATGCTACATAGTTGAGCCGATAAAGCTTGATGCAGTATCGCTTGCAGATGCCACCGAGGGCTGGAATAGGAGATTTGACAATGAATGAGTTGAAACCTTGCAAAAAATGCGGCTATACCCGCGGCCGGTTGATACCATACGGCCATTTTCAGAGCGATCAAATTACATATCGAGTTTCTTGCCCAAGGTGTAGTTATTGCACCAAAGAAAAAAGTTCAAGAGCTGATGCGGTTGAAGCATGGAACAGGAGTGGTGACAATGGGTCAACATAAAACAAATCCGGTTGCGATCGCAGCCAAAGAGGGTAGGCTACCGCCGAAAGAGAAAAACCGCATGTCCAAGCGCCAAGCAGAGCGGTTACTCATGCTGGAAATGGAGCGGAGATTGATTCCCGCACCACTTCGAGAACAGTTCAGAATCTACCGGGAAATTTGGGAGAGGGGACTTTGAATGAAAGTGTGTGATAGATGCCGGGTGTCCAGCTGCCTACTTAACTACGGCGGTAAAGCTTGCCAAGAGGCCAGAAAGCGGGAGTGCCCAGACGTGGTATTCACTCGCGCGGACAAGATTAGGGAGATGAGCGACGAGGAGTTGGCGAAAATCATCACATCTTGTCCGGCTGATAAAAGTGGAAACTGTCGTAAACAGACGTGTGCTGAGTGTCGTCTGGAATGGCTCGAAGAACCGGCGGAGGTGCTGTAATGTCAATAAGTAAAAAGCCCCCTGAGACCATCCCCACGCCGGAGGGCGTATCTCTCTGCCCATGCCCATGGTGCGGCGCGGAGGCGCATATAACATCCCTGACCTTCCCGGCGCGGGGCATGGCAAAGACGCTCTTCGGCGTGACGTGCGTCAGCCTAAAGCATCGGACTCCTATTGCATTTGTCACTCCGCAATCCGCCGCCACGTTCTGGGCTGACTGTGCAGACCGCGCGAAAAAGGCCGATAAGACGACCATTTTCGTGACCTCGCGAGAATGATAAACGCTTTAATCCACTTTGCCGTTTCTTTAATGCGCAATTTCATTTGATTTAATTTGAGGAGTGATGCAGATATGGTCGGTACAAAGGTCAAGGCTTTGCTTGCGCTCACCGGCACGACGCATAGAGAGCTTGCCGAAGCCTTGAACATTTCCCCGCAGGCTTTAAGCAATAAGTTTCAGAAAGATAGCTTCTCCGTGTCCGATCTTATCGGCGCGGCGGACTTCTTCGGATGCAGGCTCAATTTTGAGTTCCCAAACGGCAGCAAGATAACATTTACGACCGAGGACAGGAGGGAATAATGGCGAGAAAGAAATCTCCCCGCAGTATTCCGCGCACTCAGCAGGACGTTGACCGTGCGCTTGCTCTCGGCCACGCAGAGGGCGCGAATTTCATTTCTACCATGATCCTGTTCATCCTCAAGGACAAGCACGGTTTCCCAGATGACGAGATCGAACGCCTTGCAAAAGAGGTGGACTTCTACTGCGCCCAGCTCAATTCCGGAGACATTTCATTCGCGGACGTCAAGAACGCACTCAAGCAGGAATACGACGTGACTGTAAAATTCAGATAGGAGGAAGAATACAAGAATGTACCACAAGAAACTATTCGCCGGTCAGCGCGAGTACGGCGGCGATCACTATAAGATAGTGAAAATTTACACGCAGGAGCGGGATCCCGAAAAGGTTCTTGAATACTGTCGTGCAAATATCAATTCCGGCATTTACCCGGACTACGACACATGGTATAATAACATCGCACCCGGCGGTAAATACTTCGGCGATATGAGGTATTTCTACGACGGCTGGTGCAAACTCGAAAAAGTACCGCACGGCTGGAAGTACACGCTGTGTAAACCGTATAGAGACAGAAGAGAAAGGGGAGCAGATAAGTAATGAAAATCGAAAAGATATCCGAACATCACATCCGTTTCAACAACGGTACGGTCATCAAGATTGCGCCGCAGTCTATGCGCATCGACACCACGTCGCTTTCGCTCGTGCCCAATATCAAGGACATGGACTTCAAAGAGCCTGTCGCCTTTACTGAGGGCGCGCATGGCTGCGCTTTCAGTTTCGGCAATATCGGCGGCAGGATGATACCCGTCAGCATCTTCGGCGGCGGTGCAAGCCGCGAGTGCGCCGTCTATTATGAGAATAAACTGAAACTGGTGGTGGAGGTATGCTGAACGATGGGCGCATAATGGGCTATCTCACCGGCGACCCTGTCCAGAAGTACGGCACGGTGGACGGCAAGCCCTATGCGCAGTTCACTCTTGCCTGTGAGCGCGACTTTCGCCCGCACGGCAAATCCACCTATGATTTTCCGTCGTTCGTGGCCTACGGGCGCATGAGCGAGGTCGTCACGCAGTATCTCAAAAAGGGGCAGACCGTCATCGTGGAGTATCAGCTCAAGTCAGTCTCCTATAATTTCGATGGGCGCAAAGTTACCCAGACGCGCCCCACGGTCACGAGAGTGCGCTTTGACCGGCTCCGCGACCCGCTTGTCAAGGTGCCGAAGAAAGGTGAACCGGGCAGTGAGGAATTTTATTATGAAGGCTTTGATGAAGGAGGGCTTATCGAGCATGGAGAACTTGAAAACGCAGACAGTTAAGCGTGTGTACCTTGTTACGCTCACCACACCGAACACACTTGCTTGCTTGAGTAGTCGGAACACATACTCAATATGTGCTGAGAGCGTTTCTGCGGCTCTCAGAGAGTTTTCAGCAGAATTTGAACATTGCGATGCCAGCGGCGCATATGACGTTGCTGTGAGCCTCGCAGACGCGCCGGAAAGAGAACTGTACGCAAACACGCTTGTCGCGCCCGACGCATATACATTTCTCCGCAAATGCGCGGAGGATGCGGCGATGCCCAGATGATCAAAAAGCTCCACGGTCATCCGTGGAGCTTTTCTTGTTGAACTATCTAAGTTCCTATGATACACTATAAATATCCTAACCGAAAATAAATATGAGAGGTAAATGAGATGAAAGAATGTTCTGCAGACAATCGCGAAGCGGGGGTAGACACTAAGCTTCAACCTGACAACGTGCTGGACGAACTGAACAGAGATGCGAGCAAACCGAAAAAGAAAGTGAAAACTTGGTGCATCATTGGAGGAGCCGTTGTGCTCCTGATCGCAGCATTTGCAATCGTGTTTGTGCCGAGAATAAATCTGGCAAAGGAGGCAAGCACGCTTGATGCGTCGATAGTTGCTGCGTGTACTGACTATACCGCTGACGAATATGACATTATCATGGATGTTTACGCGCAGTATGAAAGTACCACAGATGATGTGCGGAATCGAATCGCGAATACTGACATGCTCTTGGAAGCTGTTGAACAAGTGGGAACACTGAAAGCGGCGGCGGTTGTGGAGAGTATTTCTACGCAAAGTACGGTAGACGCTTCTGACTTGGACGACATATACGCCGAGATTGTTGAGTACAGCCCTCTCATGACACGTGAGCAAAAACAGACGTGCTTAATGTATTATGCTGCTTTTTCGTCAATGTTCGATGTTGAGGAGACGCTGAAAGACAAATACATTATGAGCCCGCAGTCGTACCATCGTTATTCGATAACGTCGGATTCTTTGTCGAGAAAGGAACTGGCCGACAGGGAGGTTTACTACTGCAATGTGACTATTACTTTTAGCACGAGCAATCTTTTCGGGGCAGAAGTAATGCACGACGATTTGAAGATGGAAGCCACCTATAATGTCAACGTTGATGAACTATCGGTAGAACTGTGGACAGTAAAATTCTGCGATGCTATGGACGCTTACAATGCAGAACTTAAAGGAAGATTCCTTTGATTAGGCTCAAACGCCCCGTAAAAACGGGGCGTAAAAATATTGTGTAACAGGTATTGACATTTGGGCAACCTTAAATTATAATAAGGGTGACCTAAAAAGGAGGGAGAAAATTGGCCGAGAAGAAAAGAGGCCGACCGACCGATAACCCGAAGTCCTTCCGTATTGCCGTGAAAATGGATGCAAGGACGAAAGATATTCTTGAACGCTACTGTAGGCAGGAAAATGTCACGCAGATGGAAGCTGCAAGGCGCGGGATTCGGAAGTTGGAAGTTGATTTGAAAGAAGGAGAACCGCCCCATGTTTGAGAAATACGACGCCGCATGTGCGGCCTATATAGAGAATATGCGCAATAACGAGTTGTCAGCGCAGACGGTCACCGGTTATGCCCGGACGTTCCGACTCTTCCGCGAGAGCATGGCGCGCCACGGTTTTGCGGACGTGACCGCCGCCGCGGTGATGAAGTTCCGTTCGGACATCGCGCATGATGCTATCACCACAGCAAGTCTCTACATGGGGCAGCTCCGTCAGCTCTCCGAGTTCGCGGCCAGATACGGCTACACAGAGGCGTTTGTGTTCGACGATGCTATGCCGCCCAAGGGAAAGGTCACCAGAGCCAAGAAGAAGCCGTATGAGCATGTTCTGAGCGTTGAGCAGATACATTCCCTTATCTCTGCCGAGCGCCCTGTATACGGCAAGAAAATGGCTACATGGGCAAGGGAACAGGCGGAGGTCACGCTTATGCTTCTCTCTGGCGCGCGCAACTCCGAGCTTCGTTCTCTTACCCCGGCTGACCTCGATTGGGCGAACGGCTGCATCATGCTCCGTATCACCAAGGGCGACAAGCCCCGCATGGTGCCGTTCTCTGCCGCGGCTCAGACTGCTGTGAAAAACTACCTCGCCTCCGGTATACGTCCGGACTCTGCCGATGACAATGCGCCGCTGTTCGGCTGCGTCAGCCGCAAAACAGGGGAGTGGAAGCCCTTGGAGCGTACCCAGCTCTCCGAGCTTATAAATGGGTATACCAAGTCCGTGATAGGTGAAGAAAGCGCCTGCCGCTCTCATGCTCTGCGTCACGGCTTTGCATCCGCCGCGCTTGAAGCCGGTGTTGCGGTCGACGATATAAGCGGCGTACTCGGCCACGCTGACACCAAGGTAACGGCGATATACGCCCAGCGCCTACACCCTGCAAAACTCGCAGCCAGTATCGGCAATGTGCTTGAAAACGCCGTCACAAGCCCTACGGTAGCTGTTTGATTGCGGCGATGAATTGATATGGCAAAGCCCTAAGAACGCCACGTGGACGCTCTGAGGGCTTTGTGTACATGCTTACGCTTTGGTTATCTCGTTCCATGTCGCTTTTCCGCAGATCGCGTCAGCGTCTAAGCCGTGGTCGGACTGAAAAGCTTTGAGTGCGGCTCCGGTCTGAGCGCCAAACTCGCCATCAACCCATCTTGGATTGTAGCCCTTATACTTTAACGCCGCCTGAAGCATAGCGACAGAAACATCTATATCACCATTCTGTATCTCAGGCAAAGATACCGTAATATTACGATTAAGCTTAGGCATTTCAGGGCTTAATGGAGCTATATTTTCAGCACTTCCATTATATCTAAGGACTACATCCCAAGGATAATTATAATAGCTACGAATATAGAACTCTCGACCTGTCTGATCACCAGTTTGCCCACCAGTCGTAGTGCCAAATTCATTTATTGAGGCTTGGACTATTTGTCCATTTCCACAATACATAGCAGTATGATGGACATGATTGAGAAGAACGTCCCCGCGTTGTAATCCTGAGCCGTTAGATAAATTTACTGATGCAGTCACGTCCTCAAATCCACAAGACTTAAACACGGAATACATGTTCCCGGTGTATGTAGCCCCCTTGGATTTCACAGGAACACCAGCATTCTGCCAAGCTTGTATGACCGCGGACGAGCAGTCGTAATCAGGCCCCCAACGGTTCGCCTGATCGTAGCCATGTGAATTATCCTGCGCCCATGTTTCCATCTGAGCGATGGCTTTTTCTATTATAGACATATTCTTAATCCTCTGTCAGCAAACCACTGACTGTCCGTTCGTCATCCATATCACAACTCCACAAAGTTATCGTCATCCCATGCTGCCATTGCGCCAGCGTCGCCTGTCCAGACCTTACGCACATCATTATGAGTGTAGTAGGCGTTAGGAATAAGACTCATACCCTCTTTCCATATAATGGGATTATCAGCTGTGCCGAATGGGATTTCTTGCTCGACATAATCTTTACGCACTGCTATACCATTAACATAGAATATACGCCAATCAAAGCCTATCTTATCAGATTGTGTGATTTCCTCGCGGATACCGCCAGCATCTTCAACTTGTTGAACAGTTTTACGGTTAGCGTCAATTTCGGTTTTAAGTATTTTTGCATTATCGAGATAACTCATTTATTTGTCACCTCCAACACATCCAACGCAGCTTTCATATCCTGCTTTTCCTCATCAGTTCCACCCTGCTTTATCTCCGCGATTTTGGCCAGTATAACGTTTTTACGTTCTTCTATGGTCATTTAGCATTTACCCCCAGTGCTGCTTCAATTTCGGTAAGTGCCGCTTCATACTGTGCATTCTGCGCTGCGAGATACGCCGTCTGCGCAGCATAAGCCTCGCGCAGCTCCTTCCACGGCGCTACCATGTTCGTGAATACCTCGCCGTCCCCGCGTACCCACGTCTCACCTGCCGGGACAAAGCGGTAGCTCTCTATCCATTCATCGCACTTGCCGTCGAATTCATTCGTCTCTATTGCTCTGCGCCCGTCAGCTGCGGAGACGTAGCATTTATAATCACTGTCTATGTAGATTGTCATGTCGTGCCTCCTTACTCAAGCCAGACCTTATCAAAGTAGGCTTTTATGCTGTTGCCGTAAGCGCTGGTATCAGATTGAGCATACAGCGATATGTACTTGCTGCCTGTGATAGAGGAAATATCAAGGCTTGTAGTAGTGCCAGCGGTAAGAGTCACCGTTGTGGTTGCGGTGTCATCTCCCAACGCGGTTGTGCCAACTTGAATCTTTGCTGTGCCTTTGGCACTATCGATTTTGTTGAGACGAACTTTCAAGGTGCTATAATCTGATAAACCGATTGCGGAAGATATACCAATTTCGCCCCAGCCCGGTTTAAATACCAAACCATTATCCCAAGTAGATCCTCCCAAATAGATTAAGCCGTCAGAGACTTGAGCATAGCCATAACCACTCTCGACATTTGACGAATCCCACGCATAGCCGCTTACTACGCCATTGTTGAACAGCACAAGCTCATAACTCAGCGTCACACTCGCACTCTGGCCATCGGCAGTGATAGAAACTGTAGCCGACTTTGTTTTGCCACTGCCGTCTGTCGCGGTTGCGGTGATAGTGTAAGTGCCGGTAGCATCGATCGTAGCCGTCCATGTCTTAGTACCCGTGCTGGTGTTGGTGTCGCTGGCTACCTGCGTTCCGGAACTGTTTTTGACAACACAGGTGCTCTGCGCAGGGTAAGTAATGGAGATAGTCGCAGAGAAATATGCTATTGTAAGTGTGTAATCAGCTGTGATCTCGACAGTTCGTGTCGCGGTCTGGCCCGCACTGTTTGTCATGGTAACAGTCCATGTACCGGTTGAAAGACCCTTGAAGACTGCAACACCGCTGCTATTGAATGTCCGGGTATAGGTTTTCCCGTCTTTACTGACGGTCACGATGTCGCCTGCAATGCCGGTAACTGTAAGAGTACCACCGGAACCACTGCTGCCTCCTGCGTTTGTTTTTCCTATTGCCATTTAGATACTCACCTCCAACAGATAATTGTAGGTATCGTGACGGCTGCATCAGGCGCAGACGCCGCATACAGATATATACCGCCGTTATAGCACTCTGCTACGGGTGCAAAATTCCCACTCGTGGCATCTGTAAGCGAAAAGATGATTTCCGGTGTCATGCTTGCCAAAACACCAGTGAGGCCCACAGATGCCCTGTAAGGATAATCCTGATATGTACTGTTAGAGACAAAGGATGCCGTGGCGATTGTGGTGTTAAGAAACTGCACTTTGACTGCATCTGGGGCAAGATTCTGATACGTCACACTGCCATCCGCGAGTACTTCATTATTATAGGTAAACGAAGCAGTCGTGTCGTCTGTGAACGTTATCGTGATTTTGGTCTGACCGTCTGCTGGGCTGCTGCCGACAATGGTTTTGATGCCCCGTGTTATCATCATCCAGTAATTTTGCCACCCTGCGGTGACACCGGGCTGAACATCCTTACTTGCAGCCAGCGCCAGCCACGAGCCGCCAAGGTTCTGCACACTGTCAAGAAACTCGTAGTTGGTATTTGCGGCATATGCGCCGCGTGGTCTGATTGATACTTTACCGAGGTCGTATTGTGCCATCTCTTATCACGCTCCTATTCTTTCATCGTCTGTGACAGCTGTAGCAATGGGGAAGTCGTTGACTGAAACTGCGTTTATGGTCATGGTTCCCGTCTGCCCTATCGGCCTTGTGAAGCCCTGTACAAGATGCCTCTCGGTGGGCGCTCCGGGCTTGTCCTCTCGCCGTATGGTTATGATCTGGTTTTCCACAATGTGGAACATCTGTGTCGTGGTCAAGGTCACTGTCTTGCCGAGCACGGCGTAACGCTTAAGCTGCCATTCGGCATACGCCTGACACATTTCATCGGAGTAATAGTCCTTCATCGAGAGCCGTTTGGTTTTCAGCCCTATGCGGCTGATGCAGGTGTCAGAGGAAATGTCGCGGTTCTGCGCTCTGCCTCTCGCGGTAAGGCTTTCATTATTCGTTGCCCCCACTACAATGACATCGTTGTAAACCTCGGCAGGCTTCGGCGCATACCGGATGCCCATTAGCTGCTTGCCCATCGAGAAGTCCCACAAAACAGGTTTAGATGTATCAAGAATGTCATCCTGTGACGGATCTACTTCCAGCCGTCCGGTCGGGTTATAGCCCACCCATGCAGCAAGCATCTCTGCAAGTCCGAGGATGACCTCGCCGATATTCCCAGTCTCAGAACTGAGATAGTCGTAAGGGGCGGTTATCAGACTTACACTTGAGCCGTCGGTAAGCGTCTGCGTTTTGTCGTTGTAATAGCTTGTAAAGAGTGGAGCAACTGCATCTATGGGCGCGCCAGCTGTTCCGGACATATCAAAGCGGTTGAGCCTGAGCAGGGAAGCTATGGCGGCGAAGATGTTGGTTCCGGCGTTTACACCGTAAGCGCCCTCAAGGTTGCCGCCAAGCGTTCCGTCGATTGCCGCCCATTTGTCGGTCAGCTGATATGATGCCTGACGGAGTCCCGGCTCAAAAGCCTCTTCCGGGTTTTCCACAAGGAAAACGCCTTGCGGAATATAGAAGTCTGTACCATCCGGGAGTATCAGCCCCTCGGAGAGCCTGATTTGCTGCCCAAACCATATCTTGTTGAGTGCATAATCATAAGCTCCATCGAGGTTTGCAAGGGAGATGTTTACCTGCCTGCGGCTGCCATTCTGTAAGTTCACAGTAATGTCACCTTCTTGAATAAAGGCTTTGGAACGTTTGTTCGCCACCTGATTATCCAGAGCGAAAGCCACGCTGCCGTTCGGCTGCAGGAACTCAAGCTTTGCCAGTTTTGTGAAGTCAGTCTTTAACGTGGAAAGGTATTGCTGCCAGTTTTGGCTATACATTTTGCGCTCACCCTCCCACATTCAAAGTTGCCTGAAGGTTGTTGCTGTCGATGATTTCAAGTCCAGCGACAGTGAATCCATCAGTCGTCGTCTGAATGAGGTCACCATCATCGGAAAGACTCAAAACAGAACCGAGCTCGTAGTTATCATTTGTTGTCCACACAAGGTATCCTGTCGCAGGGTCAACAGTTATGCTGGTGAATATAATACTGTCACTCGGCCAGAATGTGGCTTCGGGCGAGTTGATTATCTTGAGTCCAGTTGCTTCTCCTACTTCGACCCATCCAATCGTCACCGTCTGCGGCATGACAACGCTCTTGTGGTCTACACTCACTGTGATTGGCTGGTTAGTGTGGATATTGAGAAAATGCCCCTTGGGGTCACGCAGAAACAGCGTGTTTTCAGACGTCGAGAGGTTTCGTAGTGCCCGCGCCTGAGCTAAGGTGTCAGAGTATGTTGCATCTCTGCCTATTTTGCCGATATAGCCCCCGACGCTGCCGGTAAGGTAATTAGGCGTTTCTGGCTGCCGCGTTGGGTATCGGGTGAAGTTCTTCTGCAGGGTAGGGGAGTTGTTGTTGGAGAACTGTCCCTCAGCCACACCGCCGCTGCCAAAGCGGAAGAAGTAGCTTGCCACAGCGGTATATGTGCCGTCTGCATTGGGAGTGGCTTCTATGATATTCCACATCCAGAACTGCACTTTCACGGCGTTGGTGACGATTGCAGCAGTGAGGTATGCCAATGGGCCTGTAGGGAAAACATAATATGTATATTCCTGCCCGGAACACGCACTCCAATCTCGAATCTCCCCGACTGTCCGCCCGACGGTCACGATCTTTTCAAGATTGCTCTGTCCGGTCGTTCTGCGATAGATGTCGTAACCTTGAGTCGTTTCTATCTGCGCCCAAGTTACCAGCACGCTTCCGTCCGAGGTCTGACAGGCGCTTGCACTGCCGACCGAATCTTCGGATACCTCGTATTCAACATGGAAGTCTACCCAGCCGCTTGACGCATCAACGCCGTTTACCGTCTGAACATCAAGGATGATGCTGTAACTGGTGTCGTTGAGGAATCCGGAATAGTCTACCCTTAACTCACCGGTTCCATATATTTTGCCGGTGTCCACAAACGCGTCTCCACGGTTGCCTTCGCTGTCAACTTCGCATATGCGCCACCGTACCCATGCGAGAGCGTCTCCCTGTGCCTGAGTGTATGTTCCGGTAAATGTCCCGGAATAGCCCGTTAACGGACTGCTTATATGGGATATGGCTACGGTCGGTTCGCTTCTGCCGAGAAAGAGCGACGCCGTAGACTGCGTGACGGAGTCCGCGCCGCTCCACCATTGGGTTATTACGAACTTGTACTCGTTGCCGTTTGTGATGCCGTTTGTGCTCAATGTCGCTTTGGGTATTGTTACCGTATAGAATTGAGTCTCACCAGCATAATTCACACCCCAGAACGGAGCAGTCAGCAAGACCTTGCCTGTGTCATACTTTTTTGTGGAGGCAGAATCATTTGCGTAGAAAACGATTTGATACGCCAGCATGGGAGAATCCCCGTTGACCTGCCAGCTTATTTCCAGCGGCTCTGTCAGGTCTACCGTGCCGCTACTGTTTATTTCATCTGGGCTTATGTTTGACGGCTGAAAAAGCAAAGCTTTTCACCTCCCATCACTTTGGTCCATCGCCGAAACACCATGCCTTGCCGGTCGACAGGCTTCCCCACCAGATGACAAGTACTGTGTCTCCTGCTTGGGCGGATGCGACCTCTTCGCAGTATGGGATAGATATCGTGCGCCCGTATGGCTGACGCACAGATATCTTCCCATTGCTTGGCGCGGCAACGACGTCGAATCTGTCCACGCGCAGGCAGTTACCGGTTTTCTCGTTTACTGCCTGATCTACCTTGGGTTTGAGTGCGTTCCAAAACTCTATAATTCCTTCGAGCATATTAGCGCCTCCCGTTTAAGTGAGCTTCAAAGTCTTGAGTTTATCGGCAAGCTCCTTGACGGTCATGTTTTTTGCTTCCGCTTCGGAGAGCTTCAGATCGCCGAACTGGTAGTACACATCATGGCTATCGGTGCTGCGGAAGATGCTCTCACCAGTGGTATCGGCGGTGTTCTTTGCACCTCCCGAGATAGCGTGGAGAATGTCGGCAATGCGCTTCTGTTCATCGTCGCTTGCGTTCGATATCAGCTCTCGCAGTGCCGGACTCATAGTCAGGTCGCCTATGTCGCCAATATTGCCGTTCTTGATTGCCTCAAGCTCCTGCTCGATTTTGGCATCCTGATAATCTTTCTCTGCCTCTGCCAGATTCTTTTGGGCCTTGAGGATATCATCAGCCTTTGCCACCCATTCCCACTGTCCAGTGACGGGGTTATAGATTCTGACTGTACGCTGTTTCTTGGTGTTCTCAAGCTCCTGCCGTGCTTTTTCGACCGCCTGCTGCTTTTCTGCAAGTTTATTGGCTGCGTTGGTCGAATCGGTAAGAGCCTCCAACGAGTCAACTAACTCACTCATAAGGTCGTCTGAGTAGCCATAACCGCGGTTGAGTAGGTCGAGAACTTCGTTTGATGTATTGCTATACCCCTTGTCAAGATACTGCTGCACAAAATCTTTAACGAGTTCTGCGGCTTGCTGCTGTAAGGCCTGTTCCTTGGCGCGGTCGTTTTGGTTTCGGGCGAGTTCTATCTGCTTATCGAGGTTGTCAAGCTTTTCGCTGATTTCCTTTTTAAGCGGATCGTCGTCTTCGGTGTTGCTGGCTGTGCTGCCGCCTACACCCGTACCTCCACTATAATCGCCGCCATAAACGCCGCCATTGCTGGGCTTGCCAAGACCTGTACCGCCTGCGTGCATCGGAATTTCTTCCTTTTCGTCAGACAGCATATCTTGGGTCTGTTTGGCAGTGTAGACTTTAGCACCGGGGGACAGGTCGACAATGGCCATTTTGCCGTCGTTGGCTATATAGGCATCCCCTTTGTCGACAATAAGTTCTGCTGAACTGCCATTAACCGGCGCGCCGTCATTGACCAGCGCGCGTCCGCCCGGAGCGTTTTGAGTGCCGCTTGCATTGGTGGGAACCAGTCCGCCATTCGCTGTTCCCTTGTACTTGCGCTCTATTGTTGTGATAGTGACGGTTTTGCTTTTGATCGCGTCGATACGTGACTTGATACTATAAAGCACACCGCTCGCGTTATCTCTGACGGCAACATGTATCTGCTTGGAATCGGGGATTTCTTTTGCCGCGTCGCCAACGTCCTGCAGGTCGCTCGCGGCTTCTGCGGCGCCAGAAGAATCTGCGTCGATCTCTACCGAGCCGCTCGCATTTTCTTTTGCTTGATTGATGTCGTCAAGCTGTTGTTTAGCTTCCCCGTCACCAGATACAGTTACCGGGATATCTGTTGGTTCTGAAGCTGTTTTTTTCTGCTCATTTAACTGAGCAAGCTTCGAATTTGCCTCTTTCGTTTCTGCATCGATGTCAAACGAAACAGGATCCTCAATTTTAGCTTTGGCATCGTCTGTCTCACCGAGAAGTGCCTGAATTGTCGAGATTATTTCGCTGCGGGCTTCCTCGGCAGACCCTACGCCGAGTTTGTCAGCCCAGTTGATAGCTCCTGCTCGTTCCAGCCCCTCGAATACACTCAGGAGCCCCTCGACAGTTGTCTGCCCAGTGATTTGGGACAACGCAGATGCATAGTCTGACAGCGAGTGCGAGTTCTCACCGAGCTTGTCGCCCAGCTGAGATACGATATCAGCGGCTTCCTCTCCGGTGTAGAAGATACCGTCCATGTAGACGCTGAGTCCCTGAGCGAGAGCCTGTGCCATCCCCTCGGTTATTCCGAGCTGTTCTGCGAGCTGCTCATAGGAAGAAATCGCGGTGATTATGCCATCCTCGTCAACAGACACAATGCCGTCGAGCGAGCCGCTCTGAGCCGCTTCCTTTATGACATCTTGGAACGCTCCAAACATATCATCGCTATTGAATATTTTGCCGAGGTTGCTGTCGCTCATCGCCCATTCCATGGCATCGGCGACGCTGTACCCAAACCGCTGCTTTATATCGTCGGGGATGAACTGATCGTAGAAAGATTTGACATACGCCGAACTCACCTTGCCAGCCTGAAAGTCTTTCATGGCATTGTTGAAGGCTGTCTGCATTCCGTTGGCATTGGCTTCTTTGTCGACAAGTCCTTCAAGTTCAGCTTGGTAATCTTGGAGAGCTTTCGTCGCGGCATCGACCGAGTTCTTTACTTCCTCAAAAGAATCCGCAGCTGCGTTTGTTCCACCGGTGTCGATGTTGTTGGCTTGCTTTGCGACAGTTTCGTATGTTTTAATGAAATCCTCTGCGTCTTCTCCAAGCTCACGGCCATCCTTTTTGTAGGCGGAGAGCTTGTCATAGAGATCGTCGTAGTTAGACGCGATATCGAGGATCGCGTTCCTATACTCAGTTAGTGTGGTTTCGCCTTTAGCATACTCGTCATGGGCAGCGGCCAACTCACTTCTGAACTTACTTACAGTGTCTGCGCCCAAAGTGGACGACTGCCCCGCTTTACTGCCAAAAGTGTCTGAAGAAACTGCTGTCTTTTTACTCCAGTTTTCATCCATCCACTTGTCATATTCGGCATCCCTCGCAAGTTCAAGTTGACGCTCTGCCTCGTCGTTGCGCATTTTCAGAATGTTATATTCATTCTGCTCGGCAATTGTCAGTTCGCCAACCTTTTTCTTGAGTTCGTCGAAGCGCGTGCCTTCTCCGTATGTGGCCTCATACTGTGTCTCAAGGTCTGAGAGAATCTGAGCTTGCTCTTCGTAGGTAACTGTAAGCGCGTCTACAGCCTTTACTATGCCGTAGATTACGGCTGATCCAGCCGCTACCCAAAACAGCGGGCTTGCAAGCATCGCAGCAGTAAGCGTTTTGAGAGCGGCTGCGCTCGCCAGAGCCCCGGCAGCTAAAGGCCCTTGCGCCAAGGCGAGCGCAGTTATGCCAGTTTTGAGCGCAACCGCGCCCTTGGAAATAAGCGCAAACGCCGCTGTCACACCAGCTACAGTGACGACAAGGTGGCCGAAGTCGCTATCAAGAACCTTGACAAGTCCAGTGATAACATCAAGTCCACCCTTTATAAGGCTGGTATCGGCCATGTTGGAGACGAACTCAGTCCATGTATTCTTGAGAATGTTTGCTTTGGCGTCCCAAGTGTCGAGCATGACGCTGACTTCCTGATCGGCGCTGCCCGCAGCAACACCCATGTCAGCCAACATACTTTTATACATGTCAAAGTTTTCAAGGAGTGCAAGGAGCTGGTTAGTGCGGAGTTTTCCGCCGAGCGCGGAGACCATCTGCATCAAATCGGCTTCGGAGATTAAACCGTCCTTTGCCGCCTTTGACAGCGCCTCAATGGCCTCCATCGGGTTTATAAGCTTACCCGTGGCATCTGCCGCAGCAACAACGTCTGGGGCATACTTTTGGAGTACGCCGCTAAGGGACTGTACAGATTCCTCGGTTGCTGTCACACCATCCGAAATTTCGGTAGTGGTATCTCCCAAAATGTTGAGGATAAGCGCTCTGGCTGCAGTTGCCGCCTTAGTGCCGCTCTCCTGCGTTGTGGCGGTGATAGTGCCGAGCATAGCCATGGTTTCCTCCATGGACATTCCCGCCATCGACGCCACGTTTGCAACGATGGGCAAGCCTTCGGCTATCTTCTGGATGGAGGTCGCATAGTTGTTGTCTATGGTGTTGGCTTCGTCCAGAGCGAGGGAAAGCTTTTCGACATTGCCGTGATATTTCCACGCGGCATCCGCCGAAAGCAGAAACTGTGCGGCTGTCTCCTGATCCGTGTCACCGACGAGCTGGGTCTTTATGGCCAATTCGCCGAGCCCTTCTGCAGCTTCTTTATAACCAGCACGGGCGAACGTGGAAACGTTCTGGAGATATTCGTTTGCAACTACGCCGTACTTCGACGCGGTGGAATATGCTGCGTCACCAAGGGCGTTCATTTCATCCTTGGTCATGCCGGTGACCTTGCGCACGGTCGCGAGCTCACTGTCGACCTCTTTCATGGTGGAAAGGGCTTCAACAAAGGAATTTTTTACGGCTGTTACGCCATTTCCTATCAACTGCCACGCAGCCTGTTTAGCAATGATACGTCCCAGACTATCTCCCAAGAGGTCAGTCAGCCCAGAAGCTTTCTGCGCCTCGCTACCTGCCTTTTGAGTTGCGGATGCGGCTTTGGTCTGTCCAGTGGCCAATCTGTTGGCCGACTGCGCGGTTTTCTCTTGCTGTGCGGCAAGTCTGTTAGAAGTTTGCTTTGTTTTTTCCTGCGCGACCTGAACCTTGGCTTCTGCCGCTGCCTGCTTTGCGCTTGCAGTAGCCTGTTTGGTCTGCTCTTTCGCCAGCTGGATAACTGACTTTGAGACTTTGTCAACAGCCCCAGCGTTGACTTTTATCTCTATCGGTGTGCTGCTTAGTCTTTTGCCGATGTTCTCTATGTTGGTAAGCGAGGCTATCGCTTTTGCGTCATTTACATTTACTTGTATCTGTACTATTGTGCTCATTCGGCGTTAACCTCCGCTTGCAACATAACGGCGCATAGTGTATAATCTATATAGAAGGGAGTTGATATCATGAATTGGGATGAATCCCAGATGGCTGCTCAAGCCTTCGCACAAGGTCAAGGAGGTATGTCTCTCGGCCAGCAGTGGGCGCTTGCTGCCATGCTGCGAACTGATAAGTCCTCAAAAGCCAAGAAAAAATCCTCTCCAAAGCCCACAAAACCGTTTAAGAAACCGTAAATCCCATAGCCCTTAGCGATTTTGCGATATCGCTATCGGCCTTTCCGTCGTCCACGTATTCATCTCGTGCTTCATCCATAAAGGGACGGGCAAAAGGTTGATTCCAAGCAGGATCGCCCTCCTCGACGATTGGGGTGAGATCAATGCCGTCGGCGTGCTGCGGCTCTGCTGTGTTTTCCAGTGTCAGTGTCAATCCATCGACGGTGGTCAGCATGGTCGTGTCATCAATGAGACCTCCATTTTCTTCGCGCCGCTTATACATAGCGGATGGAGACGCAGGGTAGCTGTAAACATTTTCTTTTGCCTTTTTCTGTATTGCTTCTTTTAGCCCATCAGCAACGCTGTCTCTCAGTGCGTTTTCAACCGCTGTGTCCAGTAATCCGCGAATCTGCAAATAATCTTGTAGGATGCTCATATTGCCCTCCAAAACACAGGAATAAGCCCTTGTTGAAAGAATCATTCATCTGTCTTGGATAAGCCCCCGACTTGCGCCGGGGGCTTTATTTTGATTTAGGTGACGGTTACGGGGATGGTGTCGGTGTAGGTCACCTTGGAAATGCTGTTGGTCACGGTGACAGTGGCCGTGGTAGTGCCAGCGGCTACGCCGGTCAGCACAGGAGAGTGCGAGTCGTTGAACTTCGCAGTCCCTTCCGCGCCAGTGGAGAATGTGACCTCGCTCATGTCGGAGATGTTGGTGAGCGAACCAGCAACATCGTACTTGGCGACAAGCTCGGTGGTCTCGCCGCTTGCCACGGAAACACCTGCGCCAGCGCCGACAAAGTAGACTCCCTCAACGGAACCGGTGGAAGTGCCGGAGACAAACTCGTCAACGATGTAGCAGTAGTTCGGCATGGCGTTGCTTGCGCAGACATCGGTGCCGACTTCATCAGCGGTCAGACAGTTGCCGGACAGGTCAACAGAACCAGGAGTGGTCTGGTTGATGGTGTCGGACAACGCGCCGGTGAAGAAGTAGTAGGGAATGTAGTAGTGGCGAATCTTGAAGAGGGAAGAGTTCTTCGCATCGCCGCCGCCGTTCTTGGCGTAGATGTTGACCGCAAAGTGAACGCGAACGACCCTCGGCTGGAACAGCGCGGGAACTGCGAGCTGCAGAGCAGAGCTGTTCTGCACGAAATACTTCACACAGTAGGTGTTGCCGGAAACAGCGGTGAAGCCCTGAATGGTGCCGTCGCTGCCGACCTTATAAGCCTTGCCGCTGTTCGCTGCCACAGTGTCCTTGTCATTGCCGGTAGAACCGAGAATATAGGCCACAGCACCGTTCTGGCCGCCGAGGGGAGCCACAGCACCGGTTATGGTCAGCGCCGCACCGTTTGCTACGACGGGCTTCGAGGTCTCCACGACACCGTTGCCGGTCAGGCTCTGGCCGATAGTCAGCGCCATGTTGTTCAGCGCGGAGTCGGCGGTCTTGGCCGTGAAGGTCAGACGGGAGGTGTCGGGAATGTTGATGATAAGCATGTTGCCGGGACCGCCTTCAACAGCGCCGTCATTCATGCTGCCCGCGGGAGAAAAGTCGGTTACGTACTTGGAGAAGCCGACAAGATCGTCGGTAGCGACATCGAACGCCTCAAAGTACACGATTCCCTTGGAAAACTCATACTGAGGGTTGAAAGAATACATTATGTATCACTCCTTGTTATTGTGACATCGGCTCAGGGAGTTGCCCCTTTGCCTTGGCTTCGAGCTGTGTCAGTGTCTTGAATCCGGCAGGCAGCTCCGAAATCCTGTCGAATTTCCACGTCGGATAAGGCGCGCCTTTCTCAAACTTCGTGAGCCCGACCGCTTGAGCCAACGTGTAGATTTGGTAACCGAGGGTTCTGTCGATTGCTCTGTCAAATCCTCTGAATTTGCGTATCGGCCAATCCCATAGCTCGTCTGCATCTTTTCCCACATTCGCGGCTACGGAATAGACCCACGCTTCGATCTCAATATCGAGCTTTGGCATGTTTTGGCTGTTTAGGTACTGCTCTGCCGCTACAAGTTCCGGGTTCCATTTTTCGTCCGGAAGCTGGTAGTCGTTTTGGGCGGCAATTATCTGCCGTACCTCATCCATCATTTGGATGGTCAGAACAGTTTCGTGCTCCCTGATGTAAATGCCCATAAGAGTGTCCTCTTTCCGCAGGGTGGAAAGCTGATACCCATATGCGCCATCAGGCAGTTTGATCCTTTCGAGCCTCAATGCTTTTGCCACAACATTGAGAACTGGTTCCAGAAAAGGACTGCCGTTGCCGAGCTTGTCCATTTCGTCAAGGCACTGACACCATGACAGGCGGGCAAACTTCGGTGGCAATGAGGATTGCATAAGTTCAAATGCGGCGGCTGCGCTTCGATACAGGGGAAAGTCGCGCACTGTCAGCGGGTAAAATGTTAGTCCGTTAAACTCGATTTCTTTGTTTTCTCGGACTTCGTTTGCATATTTATTAACGCCTTGCATATTTTCTCCTCGGCGTGTATGCCTTTAGATGTTGTCATCGCCGTTCCAGTCGATGTACTGATAAATCTTGTAGCCGGTGTTCACTCGTTCGTCATCGAACTTCGTGATTTGGTAGGTGTTCAGCGAGCCGACCCCGCCGAAGTTCACGCCTTCAGTGGCTTCAAGAATCGCCTGTACTATGGCGTAAGACCGTGAGTTTCCCATCACTTGCATGTTTGCCTCAATGCCGTAGTTGCACATGATGCAGTAGATGATGGTCTGTCGAAAAACGTAGGTGTTTTTCTGCTGGATGCGGTTTGCGGGGCCGAGATAGATTCTCAAAACGCTCTGCGCCGTATCCTGACTCTGCCTGACGAGTTCCTGCGGGAAGATTCTGTATCCACGCTCTGCATCTGGCGGGTCTGCTGGATGCAGGGGGTCGAATTGAATCGCCTTGATCTGCTGTGGTGTCGGAAGTGGCTGTTCGAGCGGCTTTGCGCCGTCCCAATACAGAAGTTTCTTGAGTCTCGCCCTCGGAAAACTGTTATCCGAAGGCGGCGCATACCCGCGCGACGGCAAGTCCATTAGGTATTTCATCAACCTGTACGGGAGCTCTTCGGCTCCCTTCATCGTGTTGCCCGCTACAACCTTCGTATAGGGGTAGTAGGGGCTATCAGTGGAGGGCTGCGCGCCTATCCAGTCAGGCATTTTCTTTCTCCTTCTGAAGCTGCTCTGCCATGTCCTTGACCTCGTCCAGCTGTGCGAGGATTTCCTTTGTGAGTTCGGGTGTGATTTCGGCGGTCAAGGTTCTCATCACACGCCCCACAGGGTCATTGTTCTGCTCTATCAGCGCATGGATGCTGTCATTTAGCATCATTGAGAACGTCTTGAAATCGTTCATGATTTCATAAGCCTTGTCCGAAAGATCGTTGTCATGGCGGCGCACAAAGCGGTTCATCTGCGAGAAAACATGGCTCTGCGCCCACTCGTCGTAGGCCTCTTCGCTCATGCAGGAATCGAGTTCACCGGAAATCGTTTCTACGCCTTCCCAAATGAAGTTCTGCTTCTTGAAGTTCTGATGCAGATAACTCTTTGCGAAAACGCCCATAAGAAACTGCTGCTTTACGCCGAAACGTTCTCTCAGCAGAGGGGGCAGCGTATCGCCTCCGGGAGTTTTCATTTCTTCTACACAGGCAATGGCAAACGCTTTTGCCATGCCTTCCTTTTGAGACAGGCTCAGATAATCGTCTGCCTTTCTCAGAATCTCTTCGGTTATCGTAATCGCCATCGTCGTTTCTCCTTTTCCTTTGGCGTTAAAGCTTATTTGCGGCGCTTCTGTGCGCTTTTCTTTGCTGGGGTATCCGTGCCCACTTTAGCGGCTATCGGCGTTCCTGCGCCCTTCTGCGGCTTATCAGCGGCATTTTTCTTGCACCGTGCCCACTCCGGGAGCAACACGGCGCATCTTTTCTGCCCGCAAAAGCGCTGATAGGGGCAGAGCGAGTGATACAGGTTCTGTTTATCCACGGCAGAGGGTGTCGGTTCTCGGTCACAGATTATGTAAGGGATGCCGTCTGCCTCGCGAGCGTGGGTACATTCGTACTTCATGGGTTTTCACCTCAATCCAAAAGTTCTATGCTCATTTGAGCGGTACTGTCTCCGTGCGCGGCTGTCACTATCAGGGGTTTATCTGAAAGTCCGTAGCAGGTGAGCGTTGCCTTATTGCCGCTCACGTCTGCGCTGTATGCGTCCTCGTCAGCTCCCGAAAAACTGAAAGTGACAACATCGTCTGTTACAGTACCGTTCTCGAACCAAGCCGCGCTTATCTCGGCGGTTTCAAGAGAGTGAAGCGCTGTCAGCGGAGTACTGGTAAAGGCGACGTAGCCGTCTCCGGCAGCCGCAACAGCAATGTCCACGGCCTGCGTGATGTCCGGATTTTGAGCAAGCGTAACGGTCACTGTCGCAGAGCCCTCACCAACAGCCTTTACAAGGCCGTTTTCATCCACTGTGAGCACGTTTGTGTCAGAGGATGTAAATACATAGGTAATTGGGTTCTCGACAGTAGAAACAACGCTCTCGCCGTTCCTGATGCTTTTTACGGCTATCGTCTGAGTTGCCCCAACGTTCATGCTCTTGTCAGCCGTTACGGAAAGCAGCCACTTGAAAGCAAGCCCATCGGCTACTCCGTGCTCGAAGTCGTCCTGTGGAAGCGGCTCTGTCATCTCTATCGTGAAAGTGATGATATGTACGCTGTCTGCTTTGTTTGTGAACTCCCTCGTGAAGTTGTTCACGCCGCGCATTGCGTAAGACATACTGCCCAGGAGCAGCCGAGTGTTCTCTACGAACGCCTTGGAGTATTTATTGAGCTGACACACGCAGGAGATATAGTTCTTCGCGGTGATACTGTTCTCCGTTGCATGGCTTGCGTTGCCGAGAGTGCCCATCTTGGCGTAGCTCATGGGGATAGAAATGACGTTGCCGTAGTAGTCGAGGACATTGATGACGGCGTTGCAGCGTCGCACGACAGCCTGACCTATTCCAAGCCCCATGTTGTTGGGCTTGTAGACGATCCACCAGTTGTTGGCATATTGCATGTAAGAGCCGATGGGGATATAGGTCAGTCCTGCGGGCTGGATGATATAGATGCGCTGCCAGTCGTCCGGCTGCAATTCGCCCGTGGCGGAGGAAGATGCAAAGGTCGAGCGGACCTGGATGGGCGTGTATTCGTACCAGTCTTTGGATGTATCTACTCCCTGACAGGCTGTGTTGAATACGTTGTCTGCGAGATCACCAACGTCTACGGCATTAGCCTGCGTCGGATGGGTGAAATACTGCTTCTGCAAGCCTTGCGAGTGCATCCACTCGTTTGTCAGCGGGGCGTAATCGCATCCGCCGACCATCCCGGCGTTTCGCGCCAGTTTGTTCAGATTCATGTCCCGCCTCCTCTTATCAAAGATTTGTGCTGAGAACAGTTGCTATGTAGTTTCTGTTCTCCTCGTAGTGGCGGAGCATGCCGTAGAACTGCTGCATGACCTCTTTCTGCCGAGCTGTATTGGAGTTCGTCTGGGAAGCCTCACTTATCGTGGTAAACGAACTGTCGCGTATCTTCGAGGTACGCTCTGTGGCGTTGTTGTCAAAACGATGCTCCCATGCGGCATAAATGCCATAAGCGAGGATCGTCTGCTCCGTGCGGTTGAGTTCTGCGGCAAACTCGCCGCTTTTATAAAGGTTGATGGACAATGTATCATCTGGGGATAGGTCGATGTTCACAACAACGTCGCCGGTCTCAGCGGAGTAAACACAGGAAACAGGGGAGTAGGTCACATTTCCAAACTGATCTTTGCCCATAAGTCCGCATGAGCAGATGTCGAAGCCGGTGAGTCCTGTTTCTATTGTCACGGGTGCTTCCTGCTTCTCTGTGGGGGTGTAGTCCACATCCTCGAAATCTGGGGCGGTAAGGTTTTGCAGTTTTAACAGCATTTCAGGCGGACGGTTGAAAAGGGGAATAGCCCAATCCATGTACGCTGCCATGCGGTTGTAGAAGACAGCGAGGCGGTTTTTCATGTCCCAATCAAGGGACAAATCGTTTTTTATGTAGGTCATCGCCTGCGTTTCGATTGGTTCCCATGCTGTGCTCATTCAAAACTCACCTCGCTTCCGAAAAATTCATTTACTTAATGACGCCAACCTCTACGCCGTTGCCTTTGAGGGTTCCAATCCAGTCCTCAGCTACGCCGTGTATGTAGGTCTCAAGGTCTATGCTGGCAGCTTCAAGGACTTTAATTGCACTGCCGCTCATCTTTTTAAGGGTCAAATTAACAAGTTCTGCGCCGAGTTTTGCAACCTGATCTTCCGTGAGCTTGCCTCCCTGAGTCTCTTTCCAAGCGGAAACAAAGAGCTGATTCAGTTCACCTACGGTCTGGATGGCGGCATCTTTCAGCTCATCCTTGGCGGCGTTGATGTTCTCAAGGTGCTTGTTCTTTCCTATCTTGGCCGTGAGCCACGCAAATGCGGTGGTCAGGGCTATGATCGCAAGCTGGGTAATGAGATTGGCAGCAATTTCCACTGCTGCATTGGTCATGTTTTCTATCATTTTGGTATCTTCCTTTCTTTTACTCTGATTGGGAGGTCCCCAACTTTTGCCATGACATCGTCGTAAAAGCCGTTCCCTTTGAGGGTGGTGTGGTATACTTCGTGCATGCGCTTCAAGTCTGCGAGGTCATCCATCCAAACGAAGCCCTGCTCGACGTACTTCTCACACAAATGCTTGACCCGGTCGCCCAAGGACTCCTTTTCGCCTGCCATCACGTCCGCGATTTTTTTTTCGAGTTCGCTAATTTTCTCTCCGATGGACTTAATGGCCTCTTTGATTTCTGCGATGTCGCTATCCTGAAGCTTGTCATTGTCCGCCTTGGCTTCGGCTTTATCAGCTTTCTGCGCCTTTCTGTTTGCCGCTAATTCAATAAGCTTGAATGCGCCATTTATAATGGCTGCCCCGGCGCTGCCGCCAAGTATCGCAATGACCACTTCATTCATTTGGGAACATCCTCCTGATTAGACATCTTCTGCATTCAGCGCTTCGAGCATGGGCTTGAAAATGCCCTCGCCGTTGTGCTTTTCCTTAGATATATTGTTGAGCGCTACGACTCTGGCACGGCTTACATACCGCTTGAGGGGGCTGCCATCGTTCAGATAGGCATCCATGAAGCGCGCCGCTACAAGCTCCTGATGCTCCGCGCACAGGCTGCCGAATATCTCTGCGGCTTCGGGGATCTCTTTCTTGAAGAAGAAATCAAAAACACCCTCGCGGCGGATGACTTCATTTTCGGCGTACTCGCAGTCATAAAGGCTTCTCTGCTCGTCGGTCAGGCCGTCCAGCACTATGATTCTTCGGGTTTTGATGAGTTTTGCTATCAGCGGTGTAATGAACGTGCTCTCAAACTCGCTTAGAGGAACAGAGAACACTCGTCCGCTGCCACTTATCTTTCGGCCATTGCCGATGATGATCTCGTTGTTCGGGATAACGCTGTCAATGTAGATGCACTGCACCATCTTCTCGTTGGGAGTGACATATACCGCCTGTACAACAGGCTCTACGGGCTTCTCCGCTTCCTTCGGCTTGGCAGCTTCAGCAGCCTTTTCAGCCGCTTTCTTCTTCCTGCCCTCGGCCATTTTTCTTTTCTGCTCTTCGCTCATTGCCATCTCTCAATTTCTCCTTTCATGGCAGATGACAGAGGAGGGAGGTTGTCCCTCCTCTGCTTGCGGATTATCAGGCGCTGGTGACGCCAGAGATGATGCCTATACGGCTTGCCAGGACGGGGGCAATATCGACGCTGTCGACCTGCAGAAGCTCGATTCTGCCGGTTGCGATGGTGTCCTCGCCCGGAGTGAGGGTGATCTGAGTGTCAGCGCCCTCCTCGAAGCACATGACCATAGGTGCATAGCGCTCGTTTGCGCGGGCAGCGATGATGATCATGTCGGTCGGGAAGATGCTGGTCAGGGTAGTGTTGATGGTCTCCGGCGTGGAGGTGGGCTGAATCTCGTAGAGAAGCACGCCATCCTTGGAGGTTATGTAGCCGTTGCGGAAGTACTGATCGCCGAGCTGGTACATGATCGCGTTGGCAAGCCCGGTGGTATCGGGGATGACATTGCGCAGTGCCATGAAATCACCGTAGGCGATGAGCTGATCGCGGCGGACACGGTTAGCCTTTGCAACATTCTGGCAGACGGTCGCCCAGTTGTTGCTCGTGTAGCTGGTGGCTTTCAGAGCGGAGGGGACATACTTGGTGTTGCCCGCAACCTCAACGAAGGCGGTAGTGAACTTCTGCATGATGTAGGCCGCATAGCCGCCAGCCATTGCGGCGACGGTATCGACGAGGTTGCCCTCGTTGCCAATCATCTGGTAGAAGTTGATAACGCCGCGAGTGGCAAAAGGCTTGGGGTTGAGCGTGATAGTGTTGCCGTAGAGCTGATCCTGCGGCACGCTGCGCAGAGCAGTCCAAGAGGTGTCTCTGTACTGGAACACAGCGTTGGAAGTCACGTTGATGGTCTTGGTCTTGCCCTTGGGAGTGGTCTCCACGGAAACCATTTCACCCACCAGCGGGGAAATGAGGGCAGGAGTTACGGGGTAGTAGGTAGCCCCGATGATGGTTGCCATGACCTTGAGGAAAATGGGGTCGGTGGCGAGAGACATATTGGCAAAAGTGCTGCGATCCTTGCGGTCAGTAGACTTGCCGACAACGGAATTTGCCTTGGAAGCGGCAAAGTAGAGCACGTCATCAGTCCACTCGCGGCACTGCTCCTCAAAAGCCTTCGCGCTGTTGCAGGCAAACGCAAAGTCCTCAGTGGGCTTGCCAGCAGCGGCAAGCGCTCTGTTTTTCTCGCGGCCAGCCTTCTCAAGAGCGAGGATCCTACCGCGAGTAACAAGGTCTGTGTACTCGTCACCGGACAGCGGTTTGCTGGTCAGGTTGCCGAGGGCAGAGTTAAACTTCAGCAGTTCATTCATTGTTGTGCGTCCTCCCTTCCTTATGCTTTGCGGCACAGCATGTTAAATCTGCTGCCCGCGTTATAGTTGGACTCAGTCCAGGAGTCGATGCCGAGCCCCTTATCGAGCTCAAAGTAGATGCCAGAACCGGCTGCGGGGGCAGCATTGGTGCCGACGAGCTGTCCGTTTGCGATGGTGGCGTAGATGTTGGTCGTAGCGTCTACTGCGGTGGAGAAGTTGCCTTCGCCGAAAGCGTATGTCTCGCCGGGAATAGCCTTGGAGAAGGTGTCCAGTACACCGGACGGGATGCCAAGGCCGAGAGTGTTGATACCCTCTGCGTAAAGACCGTTGCCGATCATGCCGCGCTGTACGTCACCGGGATTGCAGAAGTAAACGTCCTTAGTGCCGTCTGCGGCTGCGGTCATCTGGTAGCCGCCGGTCGCCATGTGTGCGCCCTTATTGCAGATGAAGCCTGCGGAGCAGTCAGCGGGGGTGAAGGTCGTGCCGGAGAGGCTGCCGAACTTACCCGCGATGTTCTGCAGGTCGTCGTTGCGGTTATTCCACATTCTCGGAAGGAATGCGGTTTTCTCAGTAAAAGCCATTATTTAGTCACTCCTTTTTCATTATTCGTGAGCGTCGCCCTTGAAAAGCTCGCCGAAAGTGCGCGGACTGCCGCCAGAGTTGCCTTTGATGTTGTTGAAGTTGAAGTAGTGCTTCTCGCTTGCTTTGGCAGCTGCTTCGTCGAGCTTCTTCTGCTCGTCCATGCACAGCGCCTTGACACTCATGCGTACTTCCGCTTCGCCGATCCAGTTGCCGTCAGCGTCCTCACGAGCGGTGAAATCGCCGTTCTCAACCCTCGCCTTGAGGTCTTTGAGGATTTCGCTGTCGAACTTGCCCTCCGCGCCGCTGCACTGCTTGAACTCGTCCTCAAGGGCGGTCTTTGCGGCGTTCAGGCGGCGCTTGTCCTCCTTGCCCTTCATCGCGTCAAGCTGCTCTGAAAGGTGCTTGATGGTCTTTGCGTCGGCCTGCGCCTGCTCAGTTGCGGCGTTGTAGCGGATTTCAGCCTCGCCCATAAAGGCATCGAGACTCGCCTGAACTTCGGATTCGCCTATCTTGTAGGAAACGTAGGCGTTGGCTCTCATTATTCGGTCAGGAATGATGTTGCCCTTGTCGCTCTCCTCGACGGAGTAGGTAAAAGGCTCACCGTTCGCGTTCACAAGAGCCAGAAGTTTCAGATCGCTCGAAGCGCCGACCACGGTATAGCCGTTGAACTTCTCCGACAGCGCCTTGAGTCGTGCTTTGTCAATCATGTTTTCTTTCACTCCTTTGTCGTGTGTGGTTGTTTTGGCTGTAGCTTCCTTTGCGTATGAGGCAGCTTTGAGACACATCTTTTCCATGCTGTTTCTCATTGCAGAGAGGGACTGGATGGTCGCACCCGCTACAGCCGGGGCAACTCCCGCGCCAAGGACGGTGACGCCGAGCACTACATATTCCTCTTCGACCGCAACGTCGCCTTCCATATGTTCTTTGGTCACCAGCGTTTCTATGGAGATTTCCATGCCGTTCCCCTGCCGAGCGATCATGTCAACCAATTCCGGTGCGTACCATTTCCACAGAAATGCCGAGGCCACTATCCAGCTTGTGTCTTCTTTCCGCTCTAAGCGGATATCCGCATCTTTCGGGATCCAGCCGACTATCCTCTCGGCATCGGCGGCAGTAAAAGAAGCGTAGGTTTCGCCCGTTTTCGGGTCTCTCTTGAGGTCGTAGTTGTGCCCATCGCCGATCTTCCCGCTTGGGAGATAGGCCGTCAGAATGGGAATGTCCTTGAACTCAGGCAGGTGCGCCGCGAGGTTGATGTACTTCCAGTTGTTGCGGTTCACCTTGTCGTTCAGCATCCACAGCTCGACCCGGTAGAGTTTTCTATCGCCAGAGGACAGAATTTTTAGCTGCCCTCGCGATGTGCGCGTTATTTCAGCGCCTTTGTATCTGTTCTTGGCCATAAGACATCACTCTTTCTGCGGCACGTTGAGCGTGCGGTTGAGCCAGTTATCAAAACTGGTGCTGCTAATCCCGCCGTTTTCCGCCATTGCCTTGGCCTCGCACAGCCACTGCCTGTCCTGATAGTTCTCCATCTGGACGTTCTCGGCATAGCGTGCCAGCGGCTCGAAATTGGCATTGTCGCAAACCTCGATGACCTCGGACAGCCCGTCGTTAACGCCGTCGATGAGGTTGATACACTTATCCAGCACCTCTTCCACGGAAGAAAAACTGTCCTGCATTTCCGGGATTGTCGGATAAACCAGCGGCAAACCGAGCTTCGCCATGATGTCTTTCAGCTGGTCTATGTACTCCGGCTGCTTGTGTTCAAGCGCGTGAATGGCTCGTGTCAGCGCCGCATAGCCGCTGTACCATGTCTGTTCTTTTATCGCCGCGAAACTCCACATGGCATTTCCCATCGCGCTCATAGCTCTGCGCATCGGTTCATAAAGGAAGGAATATCTGTCCTCCCGATATGCGGCGTAAAAGTCTCTCAAGTCTCATTCCTCCCTTGCGGTGCAATAAAAAAGCAGGGCTACCAACACGAATTTCTTCGTGCTAATAGCCCTGCTTTGGCTTTGTCGAACCTCCTACATGAGGTTCCTTACATCTCTATTTTCTTGTTTTTAATCTCCCAAAGGTGAATCCCATTGGGTTTCGCGGCAATTTCCAGCCGCTTGCCTTCTTGAAGCAGTCGGTTGATAATTGCTATCATTTCGGCAGATAACTCAGGCGGTTTCTCTTGAGCACGATCTTTCATATCTCTTCCTCATGCGTCTCGCTGTTTATGCTGCCGCGTTCTGCCGGTCGCCCGTCGTCGGAGATTTCCTTTTTTGCCTGCGGCGGAAGTCCGCTGGTGTCCTGCTTGGCGGAATATGAGGTGACAAGCGGTCTGCGCTTATCCATCACGCCGCTTTCGTCCACAAAATCAGATATTGCAATATCGTCAAGTATCGTGTGTCCGGACAGCGCATCATATTTGAGCGTATCGGTGAGACAGCCGTTGGTCATGCCCTTGCGTGCGTTCTCAATTTCGTCATCTATCTTGAAGATGTCGCCGAACATTTTGAAGCGCATCGGGGTCTTGCAGTTCAGGCTCTCTATCATCCAGTTCATAACCCGCTCCATGCTACCATATATGAACTTAGCATAAGAAGCCGCAAGCCAAGCTGAAAGCTGCGCCACGCCGACCTTTGGGTCGTTTGTGGTGGGAATGAGAGAGGGGAGACCCGCTTTAAGAATCTGGTCTGAATATGCCGTCGAGCTTATGTCCGTGTTCGCAACGGTGTCAGAAATCGTCTGAAGCTTCAAGTCTTTCGCAGGCGCAAGGTAAAGCCCTATGCCGCTGGTGTTGTTCTTATTGAGCATCTGATACCACAGATACTCAAAAAGCTTCCTCGTCGTATCTGAGACCCTTATGGGGTCGTTATCCGTTGCGCTCTTCGGATCATAAGTTTCAAGCGAGCCAGTCAGCACAGACGTCAACGGATTAAGGATTATTTCGAGCTGTGCCGCCTCGTAATTAGGTATCTGCGTCAGTGACACGAACATGCCGGTGTTCGGCGGGATAACGAGGGGCGTGGTATCATCTACCTCGATGGTGAAAACCCTGTCGGCAGGGAGTGTTACCCAGTAGAAATACTGCCGCCCTACGGCTACCCATTCGGGATTTCCTATTGTCTCATTCGCGTGAATGGCTTTGAATTTGTCTGTATCGATGGTGTTATAGACGTATTTCCCCGGCGTTTTTACGACAACCTCATCGAAAATCCGCATATACGGCTCGAAAAGGTCACCGAACTGACGCCAGTCATTGCCCGGCCGCATGAAGTAAAACAGGTTAAATGCCACTGTGTATTTGCCGGGGCCGTTGTTGTAACCTACGATTTTGCACCAGTCCATCGGGAGCTCCTGCAAGAAAGCGTAGTTTATTTTGTTGTGGCTTTTGTCGACCGAAATACGCGGTGTGACGAACACTTTGCCATATTTCATGCACAGGCCGCACAGCTCATGGGCTTTTTCTTTTACACCCACTGTCTGAACGAGCCGCTGTGCCAGCAGCATGTCGCGCAATTTATCCTTTTTGCTTACCTCTGCATCGGTGTACGTGGGATATACGTACCATGAATAGGTAAGCGTATCGGGATAGGTCTTGAGGATCAGATCGTAAGTCTTGGTGCTGTACGCAAGTGACGCAGAAACCGCTCTCAGGCTCTTTTCGCTGCCGTCCGGGTTCTGCACCATTGTGCTTATCTGATCTTTGGTGAACTCGGCAGGGCGTGTGTTTATGCCCTTTACACGGGTATTCTGTATCTGCGGCCAGTTGTTCAGAAATCCAAGCCCACCGGCAGCGGAGAAAGCGGTGAAATAGTCGCTCATTCCCATGCCGCCGTACATGCTGTTGGCCTTCTGCAATATCTCTCCGAGTGCTTTATAGCTTGTCGCTGCCGGAGCTTCCATCGGCCCCATCTGCTGTATTTCCAATGTCCGCCCCACCTTTCTGCATTTTATCGAGCTCAGCGAAGAATCGCTTCTCAAAGTCCTTCATGTAATCGTCAAGCTCATTGCGGTATTTGAGTTCTTCCTCGCATCGAATTGCGTTACTTTCGCTCCATATCCACAGCCAATCAGACTGTGCAAGGAGGTATTCGAGGTCAGGCGTGACCTCTATCGCGCCCTTTGGCTTATCGGAAGAAATTATCAGTATATGGTCTGCGTCCGAGTAGAAATGGCTGAAGGTTTCCTGCAATTTCAGGTTCTTATCAGTCGTGGGAAGCGCCCACAGCTTGTTTTTCGTAATATCCATTAAACTATTGCTCCTCGGCCAAGACGTCTGACGCTCCGCGTCCTCACCGGCGCGTATGTTATCTCACTGTCGAGATGTTCAGCCGCTTCCTGATAGCTACTCTTGCGCCGGTTCAAGGATGCAAGTATTTCATCCTCTTCCTTTTTTATCATCCACATTGCATAAGTGAACGCCGACCACATATCCTTATTCACATGCTTATTTAACTCTTCTTGTGTCCACCCTGAAGATGTCCTTTTTCGCTGCAGATTGGCTATCTGCTTGCAAAATTCAGCGGTTTTTATATAGGGGTGCTGAATTTTTGAGTCTTGTAAGTCATCTTTAAGATTGTGCGCCATTTTATAGTTGCGCGTTCCCTCATGGATGTTAGTTGTCAGAATCCCAACATTCCCGTGTTCAAACTCTCTGACAGTGTAGTCTATCATATCAATGTTGGGGTCTGCTCCACCTCTGCCAGAAGTGGCGAATAAGGCATAAATACAAGGAACAGCATTGGGAAGCACATATTCTCTGTATCGTTCGTCATTGTTGACGGTGCAGAGAGGGGGGAGTCCATCATTCAAATCTGTATGAAGCTGCTGAACTATAGCTTCACCGAACTGCCACGAGTCAACTATAAGTATTGGCTCGGGAGTGCCTTCCTTGCGATATTGTGCCCACCGGTATTTCATCCGCCGTGCCTGGTCTCTTGCGGTGAGCGGCGGCATATCGGTGATATAAACACAATCCTTTTTTAATTTCGTATCGCCTTTTTGCGCGTAAGCCTTGATAACAGCTTCTGCACACAATGCGTTGCCGTTTCTCTTGCGATATGAAACGTCATTGCCTATGTAATAGCGAACGTAATCATCCCCGCAATGCTTGTCCTCCATAACTTGAACGGTTTTAGCGGCTTGCAAATACTTGTCTGCAAGCACAGGGTTTTGAGACGCGCCTGTGCATTTGCTTTCACATTCGCGCATGAACTCTTCGGCAGTCTGGCGGCCTTTTAACATGCTATAATAGCTATATGGCTTCATCCGGCATAAAACCGGTACCTGCCAAGGAATCCAAAGCGCGTATGCGCTGCCGCCCTCGTTCATCTTTTTGCGGATTTTTGCGCACTCTTCAAATGCGGGATTCTCTTTGCGGCTTGAAGAAGTGATATAGTGGATCTGGTTATCTATGTGTGAAGAATCAGGAATCCCGTTCACCATGTGCTGCAGACGGTTTGTGCCAAGTACAATTTGGTTGAAGTCCGAGAAATTAAATGGATTTTTGTCCTCCTGTGCGCATTCCTCGGCGACAACACCGCTCGTATCAAGGCCACGGTCTATGTCCATTATGAACTTTGAACCGTAGGGTGTAGATATTTTGAAATGCTCTCTGGCGTCGCTGTTTACATCCCAATGTGCAGCCAAGAGCGGCGTATTTCTCTTGTAACTCTGGAATGCCTTGGATGCCAGTGGTGCTGCCTGTGCCTCGATAGGAGCATAGTAACCAGTGATTTCTCCGGGCCAAAGGATGCCTTTATTGCATTTATCCGAGACGATACAGGTCGTTTTACCATATCCTCGGCAAGCATAGGTGAAAGTTTCCGTGTAGCGTGCCATGTAACGCTTAGTGACACGGTTCATTAGGGAATTTGTGTATTCGGGGCGATCGCCTTGACAAATATCCTCCAAAATATCTGGGTATCAGCGGCTACCAGCGAAAAAAACTCAATAGCAGCGCCCATTCGTTGGTCGCATACTTGTCATAATCCACGCCCTGCCGTGTCTGCTTTTTTACAAAAGCCCCTTGACGTCGGGAATATGTGTAGTCTTTTCGCGCCATAGCCTCACCCCCCTTACTATTCATCCGCTCTCACAAGGTCAAGCTCTTCGTATATTTGTCTTTCAATGTCGTCAGGCTTCTCCGCAAACTCGCCGTATGGATCTTGCATACGGAGCGAGGGCGGCAGGCTTGCCACCTCTGCCGTTCCCTCGTTCCATGCTGTTGCATTTTTTATTAGCAATAGCATTTGGTCGGCGGCATCGCGTGTATAACCGTATGGAGTGTGGAACATATATGTTGCAAGCTCTTTCTTGAGCTCTTCATAGTCCATCGTATGGAGTCCAGCACGTTCCACAGCGAGCGCGATGTCATCAAGCCTTACCGTGTCCTGTGGCAACTCGTCTTTTTTTCTTAATTGCTCTGCATCCTGCAAGTCTTTTATCATGCTGTGGATTTTCTTAGCATTTTCATAATTTTTTGCGTTCATTTCTCGCTGCTCAAGCAGCATGAAACTGCATATTTGCTTTATGCTTATGTCTGTTTGGCTGGAACGATAAGGACGACTTTCCACATAGGCTTCATATTTTTCCTCCATGAAGTCGTAGTCTTCGCTGGAGTAGGGGGCATCTTTAGGGCCTTTGCCCCATTTCTTCTCCTGTCTCACGCGCCCCTCAACGTAATCCTCGGCGCAGAGCATTTCATCATCGACATACAGCGTCTCCGATTTGCCGTCAAAGGCTTTCTTGATATCGGTCACGCCGTCGACGAACTGCACGAATCTCTCGCCCTTGTGGTAGCCTTTCTGACACAGGATCACCGTGTATGCGGCCCACGGATTTGTCTTTTCGTTCTGGAGCTTCTGCGCTGCCTTGAAGAGATCAGGCATATACGGCATGTTGAACTCTGCCGCACAAAGGAACATCGCAAGCTTGTAGCCGACTGTTGCTGCCCGCTGGTCGTAAACCTTGGGCTGACACTTGATGCAGTATGGGGAGTAGCGCTTTCCGAAGCGCTCAGGCAGCGTCCATGCGTTCATCTCGTTCAGCTCTTTGTCGCATAAACAGCACCGCTGCACGACTGTATTATCCGCCATGGCGCGCCCTCCTCTCCTGCAAATCAAAAACAGGCAGAGCCGCCCACGCTATATCTATCTTGAGCACTCTGCCTGAAATTTTCTATGTTCTCTTGTATGATATGACGGAAAGGGAACCTTGGCAACAGAGTCTAAACTTTTTCTTCTTCGCCAATCCTTTTATCCCGTCGTTTTCTGCGTTGAACTTTGATTTTATCGGAATTTTTGCGCCAATACTCGGCTTGATACTTGCGCATGTACTCTCGGCGCTTAAATGCCGTGTACTCTTCCGGTGTCACAAAATCACCTCCGCCGCTCGATTGTGTCGATGAAGTAGCCCTTGTCTGCCATAAGTTTGCGCTTTATGGCAAAGGTCTTGGTACTGGTACCTTTTCGCCCGCCGCCCTTGGTGTCCACAATACGGGTTGTCCAGTTCCCGTCCTCACGAAGCTCCTCGAAAACGAAGTCCGCAAAGTAGGCTATTCGCGGTATGCGTTCCCCGGTCTCGCCGTCCGTGTATGCCGGTTTCAGTAAATATTCCACCTGCAAGCGGATTTTTCGTACCTGTCCAAGCTTCTCCCGCAGAACCAGTTCGTCGTAATATGCCGCTTCGGTCTTGCTGCCGAACTTGATGCACTCTCCGTTTGACAAAAGTCGCTCGGTCGGCTGGTTGTTGTACTTCCGCTTTGGCTTTTTCTCCTGCCAAGCGCCCATATCCCGGCTGAGTTGACGAAGCGCCTCCGCGTCTTTTTCAAGGGCGGCAGCGGCGCTCTTGCTCACCTCGGAAGCGCCCTGTGCGTATCGCTGCTTGATCTGCGCCGCCGTCCGTTCTCTTGCAAGCTGCTCTTCCACGCGCTTCCGCAGCGCCGGGGGCATGTCCTCAAGACTGTCATATCTCATGTCAAATCCCAAGTTATAAGCCTTGAGTAGGGAAGAGTCTCCATCCATGCGCAGAAGTCCCTCCACTCATCAAGCTTATGACCCTTTCGTGCATGATACATGTTTCGCAGCACTGCATAGTTGAACTGCACCGTTCGCCGCTGATTGTAGCTTTCGGGAAGCAACTGCAAGATTGAATACCAAATCTCTTTTTTACTTGCTTCGTTTTCGCAAACAAAATACGAATCGCGCAATTCGTTCAGCGTGTCCACTATTGGCCTTGCAACTTCTTCAAATACATTTACGGATTCCGCATACTTGTATTTGTCGTTGAGTATATCGTTTATGCAGGTATGCGAAACGCCGAATTTCTTTGAAAGCTGCCGTCGGCTGAACATTCCGGAATCCCAAAGATGCTTGATTTCCTCGCGCTGTTCAGCCGTAAACTTTCCCTGATAGGTTTTTGCTGGTTTAGGCTGTAAGCCGTTGTCAACGGCGTGTTTTTGGTTTTCAGCCCTTGTAGTCCATTCAAGGTTGTCAACGGCATTATTCATTTTGTTTCCGTCAATGTGATTTACTTCCGGCTTCTTTTCGCAGTTTGGGATAAACGCTTCTGCAACAAGGCGGTGGATAGGAATTTGCTTACCGTGAAGCGTAACCAAAATATAATTGTCGCTGTGAACGCTTCCCGAAAGGATTCTTTTTCCGTGCCTTACTCTCCCCTGATTGCTTACATCATAGTCAGCGTCGATCCTTTTCCAAAGTTCCACTTCTTCATCAACTTCCGGCCTGAACTGCTTGATTTCATTCTTAAAGCCGGGTAGCTTGTCAAAACTGAAATCAGACATTTCAAATGGTTTGTAAAGAAGTTTGTGCATTTTCGAGCAAGAGTTAGCAACCGTGCCAACCTTGTATGTATCGTATTCAGACCACCAGTAAAGCGGCGCGGTAATGTCTAAGTAAACAGGAATCATCCGCATGAATTTCCCGTGATCTGTACCGGCGTTACAAAGTTTAACCATAAGCTTCAGGTCGTCGGGACCGATGACGAACTTTCTAAAGTCTATGCACGGCACATCATTCTCATCGAAATAGGTTTTTACCTCCCTGTTAAATTCGCTATCACTCTTGTCCCAAGAGTTTTTAGGATTTCTACAACCCATGATAATAGCCTTCCATTGTTCGGAAGAAGGCAACACCACATTCTCAATTTTTATCATTTTCAGCCCTCCAAGGTATATCGCACATATCCGGACGCTTGAGTTTCATTTCCAGCGCCCATAGGAGATTCCAAACGGCGGCGGTAAGGTGCGGCTCGTCGTCCCAACCGTCGAAGAACTTTGCCAAATGCCTTGCTCCGGAGTCACAAAGCGATGAAAGGGGGATGCCGCGATCAACGTTGTGCTCACCGTATTTCAAGGCCCCCTGTTCACAGTGCTTGGAGACTTCCATGATTGCCGCCCAAGGCAGAAGATCCATTTTACCTTTCCCAGTGTGCATATCGCGCACAGCGCCGGTTCCAAACTCTGTTCTTTCGCCGCTGTCCTTAATTTCCATCGGTTTCACCGCCTTTCTGCGCAGCTTCTATGCCCGCTACCAGCGCCTTTGTCAGCATCAGCATGACTTCTGCTGGCTTGCCTACATCGTTTTCGATGAAACTTCTGTACATGTTTGCGGTCAGAGTGCCGTACTGTGTAAGAAGGTCAGTTGACCCGCCTTGTATCAGTATTTCAAAGTCATCAGTTACTCTGAGCATTGTTTATCCCTCCTGATTGAAAAACTCAACAGCCTTGCCAAGCTGCTGGAAATAATAGCTTTTGTCTTTCTTCACTACCTCATAGTCCCCAAGGCTCACCTCTGCATGATGTTCGATTGTCCAGTACAGGGCGCGGCCATTCTCTCGGAAAAGAGGGTATTGTGTCCTCACTCCCTCGAACATCCGCATTGAGCACCGAGGTGGGTATTCTGTTTCGACCATCGCGCTACTCCCTTTACGTTAAAGGCCGCTTGTGACCGCTTTGACAGCGTTTGGACTTCGGACATGTAAATTCATTACCGAGTGCCCGAAACGCTGCTGTACGGCTTCCTGTGACCTCTGGCGGCTATCTGCGTCTTTTCGTGGTGCTCGCTCTGTGAATTTTCGTCCCATCGGGCATAATGAAGAAGTCAGCGTCGACCGGCGCGAGGTGTTCGGGCTTGCGCGGAGTATACTTTTTCTCGTCGAGGGCTTCGACCTTCTCTTTGTCAGCCCAAGCGGATTCTTCGGCGAGTTCTTTCATCTTCTCGAAACGTTCCTCAACGATACTGACGTAGATGGACATGATTGCCAGCACCGCAAATACGAGAACCGCGGTCGCTATGCAAATATCGTAAACACTCATCGTCCGCTGCTCCCGAAGCCTTTGCTTCCACGCTCGGTGGCCTCAAGCTCATCCACAAGCTCGATTACCGGGTTGATGATCGGCGTAAGAACCAACTGCGTGATCTTGTCGCCGTTCTTGACTTCGTAGCCGTGGCTGCCGTGGTTATAGAGCTTTACCTGTATGCTTCCGGTGAATCCACAGTCCACGACCCCATCGCTGGTGATGTCGTGCTTGATGTTGAGCCCGCTCTTACTCTTGAGCATCCCGGCATAGCCTTCCGGTATCTCCACATGGACGCCAGTGTCTATCACGACGCTGGAATAGGGCGGTATGTATACAAGCTTCGGGGACTTGAGGTCAAGCCCCGCATCGGTGGCATGTGCTCTCACAGGCACATAAGCACCGGGGTCAAGTGTGATCTTCATTCTTCCTCCTCATGCCAGTTATCTGGCCAGCCTTCAATTTTCTCGTCATCATCGTTGACGCAGATATCCTCCTTCATCCATGGCGGATACCCTGTGCGCTCCATACTGCGCACTGTGGGGTCATCCGGTATCAAGACCATCAGTCGTCATCCTCCCATTTTCCACGGCGACGCGGGGGAGTTGTCTTTGACCAAACCTCCTCGTCGGCTCGCATTTCCACGAACCGCATCTGATCGCCGACGAACCGCATTTGCACGGCTCCGCATCGGCCTTGACGGTTCTTCGCTACGGCGACTCCCTTTATGCCCTGCTCGACGTCAATGTTCCACAGGAAAATGACCGAGTCCGTGTTTTGCTCAAGTTCTCCGCTGTCGCGAAGTTCTGCCAGAGTAGGTCTACTCGTATCGGCAGCATTTCGGTTGAGCTGAGAGAGCGCGATTATGGGGATTTTGAGTTCCTTGGCCAAAAGCTTCAGTTCTCGGCTTATTGCCCCAACCTCAAGATTTCGGCTGTCATATTTGCGCTCACTCTTGATTAGCGTCAAGAAGTCGACTATTATCAGCCCTAAATTTTCTGTCATCCGCGCCTCTGCGCGAATCTTGCTGGTGGTAACGCTGGGATCATCGTTGATTATGAGCGGCAGGTCATACAGATACTGACAAGCGTCCGAGATACGCTTCCAATCCTGTTCGTCGAGGTTGTGGTCAGTGATTTTGTCGAGTTGTACCCCAGAAGTTTTGGATATAATTCGTTCACCTAACTCCTCGTCGCTCATTTCGAGCGAGTATAGCAGCACAGATTTTCCAGTTCTCGCCACATTCATGGCAATATTCTGAGCATAAACTGACTTGCCCACTGCTGGACGAGCTGCAATTATCACAAAGTTTCCGGCTCTCATGCCTTTAAGCAGCGCGTCAACTCTGGTGAAGCCGGTTTCCACCCTACCTTTGGGAGGCAGCGACAAACGATCCATGAGATTGTTCAGCATTTGAGACATTGTGTGACTCCGTCCGAGTTTGCCACTCATGTAGTCCTGACATATCCCGGCGATTTCTACGGCCAGACCATCCCCTGACTGGGAGGTGAGGGCTTCGTCTATCCTCGACCGAAGCCGCCGTTCCTTTGCTTGAGCGTGGATGTATTCGGCGTGATCTTCCGCGGCGGAAACCGACGGGCACATATTCATGCAGTCGACAAGAAAGGCATCTGGGTTAGGCGTATCGTGAAGAATCACGTCTCGCGCCATTACAGGGTCAAGAACCTTGCCCTCCCTAAACGCCTTAGTCGCGGCGGTGTACAGTTTTGCACAGAGGGGATTCATAAAATCCTCCGCTTGAAGCGTCCCCGCGACACGGTTTAGGTAGCGAGGGTCGATTAGATAAGCACCGGTTACGGATAGTTCCGCGTTCTGGTTATACGAAACCGCATACAGAAGCTCTTTATCATCGTTTGCCATTCTTGCGGTTCTCCTCAGTCATTTCAATCAGCAGCCGGTCGTACTTCTCCCTGAATTTCTTTCCCGAAAGGATGTTCTTTCGCCAGAAAGGACTTTGCTGAGAAAAGTGCAGAACGTCAGAGATATCCCACCAATCATAGCCATCTATGCGGTTGCACTTGTCAAAGTCTGCCGCCCAGTGCTGTTTATCTTTCTCGGTTGGTGGTTTCACGTTGGGATAGTTCTTCTCGCGTTGCCGAGCGAGGTATGCTGCGGCTTTATAGGCATCGCTGTCTGCATCGAAAACTTTCTCTTCCTTTTTGGGGCGCACGTCAGTGCCGCTTGCGGGGCTGACATCTGGTGGAGTGGCGTCATCGTCGAAAGAGGACTTTTTCTTTTGCTTGTTTTCTTTTTGAGAGTTATTATTAAATATATTATTATCTTGTTTATTATCTAATTTACTCTCTCGTACATTTTCCGACTCTGCCTCGTAAAATTTACTACCCTGCTTCGTATTTTTTACGGAACAGCCCGATACATTTTCCGACTCTGCCTCGTAAATGTTCTTGGAAAGGCAGCTTTTAAGTTCTCGCTGTCTGCCATTGAATGACGCAACGTACAGGTAGCCGAGTTTGATAAGCAGAGAAATCGACTTTGTTACCTTGGCCTCGCTGCATTGGCAGAAATCAGCTATGTAGGCGTTGCTTGCAAAACATCCGCGCTCTTCGGAAGCAAGGCTGTCAATTTCGGTTAGAATCATCTTGTCGAGGGCGCTCAAACGTCTGTCGAGCCAAACGGCTTTTGGAATCCATACGCCCTTGAAATCTCTTTCCTGTTCCATTCTGTCTCCTATCGGCGAGAAGTGTCTCTCGCGTTCCAGAGTTCTTTAGCTTTGCGGCAAGCGTCATCATTCCACTCTGTATCTTCGGGAGCATTGCAATCTGTTATTGCTCGAGTTTGAGCACCGCAGGCCAGACACTCCACTCTGACAAAGTATGTTCTGATTTTACGGTTATAGTCAGCAGTAATATCGGTCCATATTGAGCCGCAAAACGGACACGGTTTATATTCCATAAAGCCCTCCTTAGTCATCTATCCCGACATGCTGCGCCCAATGACGGATGAATACGCCGCTTTCGCCAAGACTGGTGATGAAGTCAGCGGAGATCAGCTCTTCCAGATCAAGACTGTCTGCACATACCTTGTTGAGCACTGCTGCCGGATCATTCACAACGCCCTCATCATCTGCGGCAAAGCAGAGATGAAAATAAAGCGCCTGTGCATTTGGTGTGAGGCGGCTGAAAGAATACCGCCCCACGACCTCATTTGAGATTGTTGTCCTGTCTCTCATGTGCTACCTCGCATCAGAAAGGCAGGTCGTCCCCATCGCCATCCAGTTCCTCAAACGTCTGCTTCGGCGCAGGATTGGAGTTGGAAGAATATGCAGATTTGCCTTTTGATGAGGTCTGCTCTTTCGGCTTGCCCTCGGACTTCTCGGAGCGCTTGTCACCGGCGAAATAGATGCTCTCGACGTTGACATTCGGGGAAGTCCTCTTGTTGCCGTCGCGGTCAGTGTAGCTCTGTATCTGCAAGCTGCCGCAAAGGGTAGCCATGCTGCCTTTGGAAAAATACTTGGAGATGAAATCAGCCGTGCCGTTCCAAGCGGTACAGTTGATGAAGTCGGTTTCTTTCTGCTGCCCCTGCGGCGCAAAATCACGATCTACGGCCAGCCTGAATGACACAACAGATTTGCCGCTCTGCGTTGTGCGAATTTCGGGGTCTCTGACGAAACGCCCCTGAAGCAATACTTTGTTAAGCATAGATTTTTTCCTACCATTCCTTGTGGCGTAATGCCCATTCCCGGCGCTCGGCGCGGAGCTTGGGACATGAATAATAATGCGGAAGACTCGCATATTTTGCTTTCTTTCCGAACGGAACTTTGAGAGAAACGTGCTCCCAAATCTCGCCCTTTAGGACGACCTTATACCGCCCCTTTTGGTTCTCCGGAACCCAGAATAAAACCGGTTCCTCGTCGCAAGGGGAGTATGTGCCGTCCCATAAGCGCACCCACCTTATGGATGCTCCGCAAAGCGGGCACGAACTCCAACAAGCGCGGCGCTTATGAACGACCCAACAACGATCTCTTTCATTCAGGCTGGAACTCTGCGGCTGCATCGTCCTCGCGCTCCTCTCGAAATTCGGGCATGAGTGAATAATAAGGTCTGATTCCCCAAAGCTTTTTTGTCGCGCGGCAGTAATCACAGTACCCGCAGCGCTTGGGCTTCGCGCGCCCCTCTTTTATCATCTGGATCATGGGCAAGCGCTTGGCGATTTTCTCAAGCTCATAGTCGTACCGCTGTCGGTGGTTGAGACTGAGCACGTCCTTATCAGGCGGGTCTTGCTTTGAGATAGCTATGATGATGAACTGTGGATCTTCCTTGCTCCCTGCGTACTGCTTTTCAATCTCGCTGTACACGGCGGCGCGCATCATGTAGCCATAGGCATCTATGAAAGTCACCTTTTCGTGAAGTTCATCGCTCCATTTCAGCTCTCCGATGTTTGCCACGGTCTTGTAGTCGATAATCATGCGCCCGTCAGGAACGTACTTGTCGAGTCTGATGCGCCACGGAACTCCGAAGAGCTTGCCGTGCATTATCATTTCATTTTCACCCGGCAGACCGACAAGAGACTGTATCAAGTAGTCATTTTCAGCGGTCTGTATCATCTTGTCAGCCTGCTCATAGGGAGCATATTTGCCGGTAACGACCGTCTGGTCGGGCATGCCGCCCTTGCCTTTGATGGTCTTGGTCTTGAATATCTTGTCGAAATGCTCGTTGCAGAACTGCTCGTGTGCTTCTGGGGATTCAAAGTGCGTGTGGAAGTAATTGCCAACAAGAAAGGCTTCTTTCTCCTCAGGCTGCCAGCGCCCCTGCAGGATAGCCAGTTCCCGCGCCTCGCACTCATTCCATGCCTGATATTGGGAGCACGACATGTACTCCCAATCAACCTCAGGCGTGTAATAATTATCACGCGTCAGTTCCACGGTTCTTCTCCCTGCTCTTCGCAAGCTTCTTGTTGAGGGCTTCCAGCGCGTTTTCCTCGTCCGTAGAGGGAAGAGCAGCATCGGAAGCAGAAGCGATTCCAAAGGCATCTGTGGCCTTTACAAAGCCATCCTTGATGGCGGAATACAGATGGCGGAGTTTCACGATGTCGTTGTTGCTGAGATTGTCGATGTCCTTGTTGAGCTTGGCGCTGATCTGCTCCGGTGTGATACCGAAGCCAGCAAAAGCGTTGACGGTCTTTTCGATGATCTCCTCCAAACTCTCTCCGCTCTTGGAAAGTGAGTCGGAAAGCGTCTTGTCGCACTCTTCAAGCGCCGCATCTACGTACCATCCGGGCATGACGGCCAACAAGCAGGCTCTCTTGCGCCTTGCGCCCTTGTTGGCGACCATTTCATAGATATCGCGTTCGTCGGTCAGACGGTAGCTGCCTTTCTTGGTCGAGCGCTCATGCTTCACGGAGAAGGTCTTTTCGTCGGAAGCATTCGTCTCTAAGTCCCATGCAAAGCACTTTATGGTCGTCGTGTCGTCCTGTACATCCACCTCGGTGATACCAGACATGATGTTGCCCCAGTGGCGCGCAAGGACTTCCACCAGGCGGATAGAGGGTCCTCTTACCACGCTGTCGCCGCGCGGGAACTCGTACTGCGCCGCTTCCGCAAGGTCTTTTCTCTGACACTCGCGGAGAACATTCTGCATGGACATTTCAGGATCGCGGGGGAACTGGCGGGCAAGGTACATCTTGCCCTTGATTTCGGAAAGCTCCTTGCTTTCCTGATAGACGCTCATCTGAGTAGCAGGGGAGCGCGACATGAGAGATTCATTCATAGCGTGATTTTCCTCCTGTTAAAATTATTTTTTGACCTGATAGTCGCCGAGAAGCTTCTGAAAATCTTCTTTCTGCATGGCAGTCAGTTTATTGTCCGCGTCCAAGATTTTCAGAGCATCATAAAGCTTCTGCTTCAGCTCGGTGATACGATCATTTGCGAGACCGAGCTTATGTGACGCAATGGCGTTTTTCTCGACGAGGTCGCGGTACTCTGAAAGGGTGACCTCCACCCTCATCATGGACTGTCCGGCGACCTGCTGATCGGCATCGGCGTGCATACCGGTGTCGTGTTCGATGATTCCACTGTAATATCCCATTTTTATCCTCCTATTTTTTCTTATTGCTTGTCCGCTTATCCTTGCGGATCAAAGGTTTACGATTGCGCTTGGGTCTTTGCGGGGCGGTTGTGACGGTGTATGTAGGATCGTAAGGAACCTGCTTGTCGCAGTGCGTGATCTTAAAGCTTTGGCTGTTCATTCCCTTATAGCAGGTGGAACACACGCGCCCGATAGGGCACTTCTTGGTGCAGAGATTTTCGCAGTAGAAGCATTTGCATTGATGACACGCACCCATTACTGAGCCTCCTTTCTTGCTTTTGCGCGCTTGCTGCGGGATGCAATGCAGTTCCAGCACTCTGGGCAGGTGCAGTTAAGGCAGCGGTCGATGACCTCTTGAGGCTCCGTCAGGCGCGTCGTGACAGTGGCGATTGCGTCGATGGACTTCCACGGCATTACGGCGCTCGCGGCAATTTTTACGTAGCTGCCTTGGGGGATAGTGGCGACGATCATCATAAGTCCCTTACCTCCACCAGCCTGTGAGCAACGTCAGAGGCCATCCACATGCTTCGGCCATTTATGGAATAGCTTGTCACGCCATTAAGAAAACGTCTGGCAGTTCTACAATCCTTAACGCCGAGAAAGCTTTGAACCGTAGCCAGATTCATCATTCCGCCGTAGTTCTTGCGTATCTCTTCGGCGATTACATCTTCAGCGGGATCCCGCATCAACTTTGACCTTGGCATTGCGTAGCCTCCTTTCCTCGCGCTTTCTCATGTCCTTGCAAATCTGCCTCGGCGTGCGGCAGCCGCCGTATCGCCTTACACTTTCAGACATCTCGAATTGATATTTAGACAGCAGCCGCTCTTTCTGACGTGCGGCGCGGTCATGCTCATTAAGGAACTCTTGGTACTCCTTCATGCGCTTGCATGTACCCTGACAGCCGAGTGAACGTTCCGGACATTCATTGCCGTGCGCGTCCTTGCACGGCGGCATACGGAAAGCCATATTCAATACCCCGCTTCCTGCCATGCACGTTCGCTGTCGTGATGGCGTCTCTCTTCTTCGACGGCTATTCGATTGAGGAGGGCAATCACGCCCCATGTAACCAAGACAACGAGAATGAAAACCGATGCGATGCTGTCCATTTGATATTCACTCCTCAGAGTAGATTTTTGATTGTGGTCAGTTACTTTCCCTTTCCGCAGTAACGATTGACGAAGTAGTTCTGACCTTTGCCTGTCACTAACGTCGTGCGCGTCGTGAAACTGCCGTTCGGGGTGACATGCACATTTTCCTTGATGGTGAACAGCCCCATTTCAAGAGCGCGCTGCGTCGGCATGTTTCTGTCGCTGCCGGACTTTATGAGGAAGCCCTCTCTGCGCAGCGTCTCGAAGAATCGCTGCTCGCCGGTGTCATAGCCGTTCTGCCTGAGGATTTTTGCCATTACGCCGATCAGAATGGAGTCATCAGCGGCGGTTACGGCATAACCAAGATTGGTGGCAGGTGCATCCTCTTCAATTTTTGCAGCAAGTGCCATGCGCTGTTCGCGCTCATCTTTGAGAGTTGTTGCAAGTTTGATAATTGTGTCAGGATTGAGCAGAGCCTGCTCTATTGCTTCGGGAGTCATGTAAGCGCCGTGGTGGTTCACCGAGACGAGTACCTCGTCGAATATCCAGCGCTCGAACTCGTCTGCGCCGGGAATCTGCGACTTGGCGGCAAGGCGGTAAATATCGCCTTCCGGGATGAAAGTCATCTCAATTGTCTTGTCCGGTGACTGCGGGTGAGGTAGGTGGCGTTTCACCACCCACCGGCAATGCTGCTTGATTGCATTGGTGGTGTCCTTGTAGCCAAGGGCATTGGCGATGTCTTTTGCGCAGAAAAGCGTTCTGCCGTTCTCTGTGATGGTTCGGACTGTGCCGAACTTCTCATTTTTGAATACCTGCAATTCATTCATTTGCATTCCTCCCAGCCGAGAAGTCGAGACGGAGTAGTTTCCAAAGCTGAGGCCAACGCTTCAATCCGCTCGAACGGGATATTCTTGACAATCCCTTTTTCATACTTATAGATGGTCTGTGGCCTGATGCCTGCGGCCTTTGCAAGCGCTTCCTGCGTGAGGCCTTTTCTTTTTCTAAGAGCGCACAAATTTTTGTCGACCATTGATTCTCCTTCCCGATTCATTCCAAAGAAAGAATCTCGCGTATGGCCGCAACTATTTTGGGCGCATTGCGCTTTCCCTTGTAAATACGGTCAAGATAACCACTATCGACGTAAAGTCCAGTTCGAGCGGTGATTTCTCCGCATAGCCATGTCTGCGTTTTGCCCATCTCGATAAGCCGAATTTTTACAGCCTTATCAAAGGGATATTTCATGTTGGTTTCGTCCACCTCCAAAAATTATCTTGACAGTACGCAAACAAGCACTTATAATATCAAGTACCAGAAGATAGAATAAGTTCGCATTTGCGTACCGCATGGTTGTATAATACTACCCTGTGGCGTACTTGTCAACTGATAAAATACGCAGCTGCGAACTTTTGGCGTGTTGCATATTTTTTAGGAGTTGTTTTTGGTGAATATGTATGAAAAGCTAAAGTCGCTTTGCGATATGAAAGGCGTAAAACCAGCGGAGGTTTGTAATTCGATTGGTGCAAGTAAATCGCTCTTCACTGATTTGAAAACGGGGCGGAAATCCAGTGTTAGCCTTGAAACAGCGGGGAGATTGGCTGCATATTTTGGCGTTAGCGTTGATGATATTTTGGGCGTTGTTCAGCTCTCGGAAGAAGAGCAAGGGATGCTTTTCAACATTTTTGATACCGCCTGCAATAGCGCCGGAGTCTCACTGGAGTACGTTCATAATGAAGCTAAAATTTCCAATAAAACCAACGTCATTGAGAAACTTGGGTTAGGCCGCATGACGAGAGTATCGATGGATGACCTTTACGCCATTGCCGATGTTCTCGAATGCCGCGCGGAAGTTGAGGAGTTTCTGGACAAAATAAAAAAGCCCACCGCTATTGAAAGCGATGAGCTTTTGCGCCAGACTGATGAGGTTAAAGAGCTATTGAAAAAGATTGCTCCGGAACAGAGGGAGTCTGTTCTTCAGATGCTGCGCACTTTCGCAGCAGAGAAATAAATTCTTCTCGGCGTTCTGGCTCAATCTTGCGAAACAACATGAGGACTTCTTCCTCAAACTCGTCTTGCCCATAATCAACCAATACCTTACCTCCCGTCATTTTATTTATTGCGTATGAATTTTAATGCTCAAGCAAATAATCAGCAGCATAATCCACAAAATTAAATACAGAGGGACTTTTCTGTTTACTTTCGCATAGGATGTGGTATAATGGTCTTGCAGGCGGGTGACCGCTTGCCATGACAAAGAACTTTGTTCCGCGTCTGCGCCATCTGACTGCCGCCTGTCGTCAGGCGACTAACAAATATGCGACCTGCTTATAATTGCCCCCTGCCGATCGGGGACTTATAAATTGTCGGCTTGAAAAGCTGCCCTCTGCTTCATTGCGGAGGGCGGTTTTGCGTTGTGGGAGAAATAGCATGATAAAAACACACGGACTTTACATACTATCGGATGACTATTTTGAAAAATACGGGCAGTCCGAAATGATGAGCAACAAGTACGAAAACCGCCCATATTACTTGGCAATAGAGGGAGCAAACGGAATAATATGGCTCGTGCCATTAAGTTCTAAAGTTGAAAAATATAGGTTGTCTATCGCAGCCGACGAGAAAAAGTACGGGAAAGGGAAATGCATCTTCCATTACATTGCGAGGGTAAAGGGAAAAGATAGTGCATTCCTTATCGGAGACGCGATCCCTGTTATAGAAAAATACTTATTGCGGCCTTTTACGGTGAATGGTTCGCCGTTTGTGGTGGAAGATGAGAAAGACATTAAGGCCATTCAGAGCAAATTATCTCGGTATCTGGCACTTGTGCGCAACGGAAGGTTGAAGCCGTATGCGGATATACTCGATATAGAAAAATCACTTCTTAAAGAACTGACGTTATTTTGAAAAACGCTCTGGCATTGGTTGCCGCCTCCGCCGGAGTTTGCAGCAGATAGAACATTGCACCGGTATCTGCTACGCTTTCGATGGTAGCAGAAGTAATCTTCAAAGTCCATCTCCTAAAAAGAGAATACCTGTTCGATTCGGAGAAGTCAGTCGAAAAGAGTCGAAGCAGGAGTTCTTTCTTTTGGAGAAAATTTGTCTGGAGGGGAGAATTGTGACATCGTACCAGCGATTGCAGCAGTTTTTTGATGATTTCACCGCAAAGATCAAAAATGCTCGCGCGGAACAGGGATTGACAAATCAGGCGTTGTCTGATCAGTCAGGCGTATCCTATTCGACTGTCTGCAAAATAAGCGCAGACACGCAGGATAACCCGAAGGTATCGGACGCGATAGCGTTGATCGACACGCTTGGGCTGTCCGCGGACGAAGTGTTTGGTTTGCAGCCAGCTTACGAGCGAGAGGTGCTCCTGCAGCGAATCCGCGAACTGACCGCGGAGAACGAGAGACTTGCCAACGGCACCGAGCAACTATCCAATCAGCGCGACCGAGTTCACAAGCTGGAGCTGGAAAATGTTCGGCTTCAAGGCGAGGTAAACCGCCTGAACGCTATTAACGACGGTCTGGTGAGAGAGAAGGGGCGTCTGACCAATGAACTTGCGTCCAGAAAACCGATTATCTATATTTTGCTTTTTCTGGCCGGAATACTCGAAGTCTCGCTGGGGTACTACCTCGTTATGGACTTCCATCTGGGCAACAAGGGGCTTATCCTCTTTGGTCAGCTCAGTATATATGCGGCTGTGCTCTTTCTTGTTTTTATCATCGGGCTTGGTGCAATCGCATGGATAGCCTTGCGCCAGCTAAGAGCATGGCGTAAAGGTTAATGATTAAAAGGGGAGAGAGGAAATGACGAAATCTCCTGCACGGAAGTCGGCAAGTTTTACATATATGGGGCAGCGCTACTACGTCAAGGGTAGAGATGAGGCGGACTGCAAGGAAAAAATAGCCCTGAAACTTGCAGAACTGGAGAACAAAGAAAAGGCACTCGTTAATCCCACAGTTGCGGACTGGGCACAGACTTGGCTTGACACATACGTTAAACCGAAAGTGCGTAAACCGGGCACGGCCAAACGCCGCAATACTATGACCGAGAAATCGTACAGTATGTATGAGCGGATGATAAATAACATTATCATACCCGCAATAGGCAGAAAAAAGCTTGAGGCGGTAACAGACACGCACCTGCGAAATATACTGAACCGGGAAGCCACAAAATCCTTTTCTCATGTTTCAAAGCTGCGCATAGTCATTAAAGCAATGTTCTCACAGGCCGTAGCCTCGCGCGTGATTATCTTTGACCCGTCTTTGAAACTGGAATTGCCCGCCGCTGAAAAAGGGCGTAGGAGAGCGCTGACAGCTGCTGAGAGAGACGCATTCAACATCGTAGTGGAACGCAATAAACATGGACTGTGGGCAAAGTTTCTTATCGGAACCGGTGTGCGCCCTAACGAATGTTCCGCTCTGACAGTTGCTGACCTCGATTTAACGAAAAGGTTTCTTACTGTTCGCGACAGTGTTGAGTCGGGAACAAAAGCCCTCGGTGGAGGCCCAAAATCTCATGCAGGACTTCGGCAAATACCCATCCCGCTCGATTTGGCCGATGAGCTGAAAAAGGCCGTTGCAGAGAAATCTTCCACAGATTTTCTGTTTACCCAGCGAGACGGAAAAACGATGGTCACAGAAAGCTGTATACGCAGGTGGTGGGAAAATCTTAAACGTGATATGGACATTGCTCTCGGAGCGGAGTATACTGCAAAGGGACATATATATGATCCGTCCGATCTGCTGCCTGACGGCACACCAATGTACCCGGATCCGGACAACCCAACGCAGCCGAGAAATGGACATCGCATAGCCGATGACCTTGTGCTTTACGATCTAAGACATACCTACTGCACCGATTTGAAGAAAGCCGGGGTCAAACTTAGGGATGCCCAACGGTACATGGGACATTCAGATATGGCGCTTACAGCCAACATTTATACCGACGTCGACGAGGATGATCTTCTCTCAGATTCTGAACTTATTGACGCATTTCGCAAAAACAAAAAAAGTCCAGATGTGGACAAAAACGTGGACAAAATAATTTCCAGTTCGGGAAACCATTGGCGCGAGGCGGTTATAGATTCATAGAACACTGCTTCGTAATCAGCAGGTCGTGTGTTCGAGTCACATTACCAGCTCCAAAGAAAAAGCCCCAAAACCTTGAAAAATCTAAGGTTTTGGGGCTTTTTTCTTAATCTTTGAAAAATGTAATTTCCAGTTCCACTAAGCAAAAAACTGCATTTTACTGCATCAAGTGTGGACATGTCCACACTTTTGGATCGAGAACTTTTTTGAGAAGTTCAAAAATAACAAAAGCACCGCCAGTCAAAGCGGTGCTTTCGTTTGAGAAGGAGGTAACATTATATGGAGTAGAACATCACCCACGTATATGACACTCTTATAATACACAAGGATTATATTTGTGGCAAGACTTCGGGCGAAGCTTTTGTTTAGACTGCATTGCTCTTTTGATGGATCGCATGGCTTACCGATAGCCCAAGTCCATATCGTTCGTTGAGAACCATGAGGTGAGTTACATCGGAGAACACAGAATCATATTCAGACAGAAACTCAGGTGGCACGTCGGCCTTTGGGATCCGCTTATCCAGCCCCATTCGGTTGGCAATCTCTTTTCCGGTTATGGAAGCGGCCTTGCAGTATGTGGCTCGATCAATATCCGGGATTGCGGCGTAAAGGGCTGCATTGCCCCGCTTCTGATTCTCACGCGAAAGCATCTTGAGGGCTTCAATGGCCTCAAGTCCAGCTCCCTTTCGGAGTGCGGGGAGGACTTCGCTCGTAACCCACCGCTTAAAGCGCTTTGCGGAGGGCAATTTACTGGACATAATCAGACTGTATATGCCGCTCTCGTTGATGATGGATAAGGTTTGTATGCCCCCAAGGGTGTCGCATTTTGCGACACCCCTATCCTCTGCATCAACGTGTTTCGCAAGCGCGTCGCGAGGATTGATGTAACCTAAGGCTATAGCCACATCCGCCCCGACAAACCACGGGACACCATCGATTGTTGCGGTTCGGATGTTGCCAAACTCCTCGCTTTCAAATAGTTTGATTTGTATCATTCTGCTTTTCCTCCGTCTCGATTGCTTTTAGAACTGACATGGCCATGGTATGTGTGCCGCAAATCATGTCGAATGCAGCTTCTTTTTCCTTTTGGTTGAAATCGAAGGACATCAGACAGAGTATGTCCGCTATTCTTTCGTGCTCAAGGGCGTATACGATTTCTTTTGTGATTTTCATTTCAAAGCCTCCAATTTTGCATTTGTTATTCGCTGCTCAAATGTCAGCGCCGGTATATAGGTTTTCTTGAACGGTCTTGCGGGTGTAGCCAAAGCCATTGCAAAGCGGCTTTGCCATTCGGGTATTGAGTTGAGCGCATGGAAATCGCTGATGTCTATCAAGTCTGAAAACTGCTTGCACATTTTGTGATATAGCTCGGTATCTCTCGGAAATTCTCGCTCCACAGAATCGAGGTAATAATAGCATGCAGCAAGCGCGGCGGGTAGTATCATGAGCTTGTCCAGTGACCTGAATCTGGCTGCGCTTTCAATGTAGAATGTGCAAGCCTCAATGTATGTCTCAGCTTGGAGCCGCAGAGAACCCTCTGCGTGCGACAGCGAGCCGGGGGTATACCGCTGGATATGTATCGGCCATTGCGTCTCAGAAACGCGCTGGGCAAACTCAGCGCAAATCATGTTGAACGCCAAATCCTCGCACATAGGCAGGTCCGGAAAGTGGATGTCGTACTTTGTCAGGAACTCCTTTGAATACACGCGTCCATGGATCCATGTCATCTGTGCGCCACCTACGACCTCAAAATTGCCGTTTTCGGCTTCACGCATGGTCTTGCCTACCATCATGTCAAAGCCGTGACCGATGGCGTTCAGAATCGTTCCTACGGCGTTTGGCAATAGCAAATCGTCGGCATCGAGGAACATAACGTAAGGTGAATCCGAAGTTATCAGTCCTGTATTCCTCGTCGCGCCAACGCCTCTATGCGGCATGGAATAGATATTATACGGACGATCGCCGTAATGACGGTTGATGGTCGCGTTCGCCACGGCATCTGCCCCGTCAAATACGAATGTGACGAAAAATTCATCTTTGGTCTGCAACAGCAGACTTTGAAGCGTGGGGATTATGGCTTCCCCGCGATTGTAAATGGGAATGATAATTTCAAGTTCAGCTGTCTGCATCTGATGACCTCCTGTTCCAAGCGTTGCGAGCTTCCTGCAGATTGAAGTACCAGTGAGTCCTTGGCTCGGCTGGGCAGTCGGGATTTTTGCAACATATCCTGTAGCTGTTTCCAGAGCGCATTTCAAATGCTCCTTTGCCACAGTATGGGCAATGCTTTAATTTAGTTGTAGTGGTTGGAGCTGGAACATACTGACTGCACTCGACGCACGGTTGGTTTTCAATCGCACGGCAAACCGCACGATGAAGGCATGTGCCACAAATGCTCGCGTTGCCGAGTTTTATGACTTGGTCGATTTGATATTTCACTTGTTAGCTTTCCTCCTGTTCCATGCTTCAAGAGCTTCCGGAATCGGATTAAGTTTCCAGTTGCTTTTGAACTTGAAAATTGTCCCGCACTCTCCACATTTAATGTCAAGCGTTATAGTGTGTTTCCCGTAATTGCAAGAACCCCCACGTTCTTCGACTTCACCGCCGCAGAACGGGCACGGTTTTAATTCAGCCATAATGGTTATCCTCCTGTCGATTGAATGAATGGCTTACGCTATGCTTGCACTTGAGCTCGGCGAACTCTTTCTTTGAAAAACAGTGGAATGGTGCACAGTCCCCGCATTTTACGCATTTCCAATGATGCTCACACCCTTTGTACATCAAGTCGTTAACCCTCACTACGTTCCCAATTCCGTGATTCATCTTTTTCAGCCTTTCATCTCGTGAATGAGCACATTCAATTCAGCACGTAGCGTCCTGCACTTGCGGACGATAGAAGTGCAGGAGTTCTCTAATGTCACGGCTTGTCCGCCCATGGGTTTCCAATTAGCCCTCGTTTCTGCATCCTCGTAATCTGAAACGCTCTCTTTCAGACTTTCTGCCAAGCCGCCTATAAGCGCGGCGCGATCTGATTTAGTCATCTGTTATGCTTCCTTTCTCTCTTTATTCGCTTTAATTCTTTTTTTGTTTTGTCCGAAGGGCCTACCCATTTCCGGTTCTCCCACCCATACTTGTGAGCGAGCACTTTGGCTTTAAGCCAGAGCAGGGGAAGGATATAAACCGGAATACTACAGATAGCATGGACGCAAACGTTGTCTCTGAAGAACTCTTCTACAATCTGGTAACTCTGAACCGATGGTGTGCCATACGAACTGCGGAAGATGGAGATAGTCTGGCGAAACCCCTTCTGCTTGTTGTGATACTCGTATTCCGCACAACGGTCATTTTCATCAACCAGGATAAAGCCACGCTTTTCCAATGCCTTGTCAATCATTTTGTTAAGCATCCTCGTCCGCCCCTTTTCTGAGCTCATTTTCAGCTTCTTCTTTTGTGAAAAATGCGATGCGGCAGAAAGCGTCAGCGCGAATAGAACTGATGTTTACTTTTTCATCCTCCGCCTCTGTCCAGCGAATCTTTATGCACAAGCGGCAATAGCGGTCAAGGTACGCACTTTCAAGGGTTGCAGTGTATACATGTTTATCGAGTGGACTTGCGATGTACACAAGGCGGTTGGGCGCTTTAAGCAATTTGGGGAGCTGCATAGGAATCTCTAATGTATACGGACTTTTATCCTCATACATTTTAAGGCGTTCCCATACCTGTTTCTGGGTGCAGGAATTGTTATAGGGGCACGGTATCGTTCGGCACTGTGCTATATCGCAGAAGTTGCCGTCAAAAGTTAATCGTTCCATCAGTTGTCTCCTTTACACATCTCAAGGTTTGTCGAAAAGCCGACGACCTTATTATCCTCTATCAGGGTGAACTCACAAACGAACTTGTCCCATGAGCACAGGCGTTTATGGTGAAACCACCACTCGACGGAATCATCAACGCTGTTGGGGTGGATAACGAAGTATTTGACGTTCCGAGGGAGGCTACGAATATCGTTAGCAATGGCGAAAAAGCGCTGAATGACCGGCGGTGTTTGCAGTTGAATATTGATGATTTGATTCTCTCTCACAAAGTCATCTATACAGTTTGCCACAAACTCTTTATCCTTGGAGCTGAAAACGCTGAGACCCGCAAGCTCCCATATTATTCTGTCGGTCTGATTCTCAGTGTTGTTGATCCTGCCGTTGAGAAGCGCCCAGCGCTCGTTGCGTACTTTGTCGGAACAGGCGCATACCCATACAAGATAGGAATCAACCCCGTTGCGTTCGTTGGTGCCAATATATTTCTGCATGAGAACATCCCAAACAACGGGCGGCATCAGCCATGAGTTGGGATATTTGCAGTGTTCTGTGCCGCTCCAATTCTTATCTATTACCCAGAGGCTTGTATAGCTCACGTGACGTCCTCCTCAAATATATAGCCCGGTTTATGAACGTAGGCGCAATACTGCTTCTCAAGCTGTGCACCCTTGCTGTTCGGCCATGCGGGCAGAAAGAAAACAACATCGGCAGTGTCGAGCATAGGCATACAGATCCGCATGTAGTCCCTGGACTTCATGCCCTCGGGCAAAAGTGCGGGATTGAGAACAATGTAGCCGCGGCGTTCAAGGACTTCCTGCGCATGGGCAAACTTTTCACGGTAAGTTGGATCACCGGTGATTTTACCGGCTATGTAGGCTATTGGCTTCATTTTTCTCCTCCATCTCCAAGCCATAACTGCTGGCTCTGATACGCTTCAAAAACCGTCTGACCCTTACTGTTGAGCATGTACGGCAAAAAGATTTCGTCCATCTGCACCATCTCACTTTCAAGAATCGCCATTTGGGCTTCTACCCAGTCTTTGATAATGCGCCACGCAACTCGTTCAGACTGTTCAACATCACATTTGACTTTCTGCTTCGCGAGTACACGCCTAACAGGCTCGGCATTAGCTGGGAGTTTTATGGCCCGTAACCCGTTGGGAGTGTCTATCTGAAAGGAAAGAGCCGTTATGCGACCGGCATCGTCATATTCCTGCATGATCTTCTTTGCTCCGTGCTTTACAAGCTGCCCCTGTATAGCACCTATCGTGGTATAGACATCCACTTTCGTGGTGTAGTTAAGTAGTGGCATCTTTAGCCACCTCCATTCATAATGTTTCCTCGGCTATTCGCCGAATGTTTTTCTTTTCATGGATAATCAATGTGCGAGACAAACCCAGTGCGGCGGCGATTTCCTCATCAATCAGCCCAGATATACGCGCCTTGACGATGAACTGCTGGCGTTCGGTCAATGATGCCCAAAACGTTTCTGCGTCGCACCAGTCGATGTCATCAAGACTCGGACTAATGGCAAGGATATCCAACTCTTCTTTACCCTCGGTGGTCAAATCGCACACCAATGCAGTGAAAGGTATTGTTGTGATTTTGCCTCGGCGTCGCCTTTTTCGTAGTTCCTGCAGCACTTCGGTCTTGATGAATTTATACGCGGCAGTTGAGAAGCACGACTTATCCGCATCGTAGTTCAAACAGGCTTTCCAGAGACCGATCCCCGCGATCTGCTGAATGTCCTCATCAGACGCGAGCGCCGGGAAATATTTATGCAAAGCGCCATAAATGAGTTTTTCATTTTCAAGGTAAAGCCGCTCGGCATCATCCCTGTTGTTCATGGTGCGCCTCCACGGGAAGCGCTTGTTCCAGATAGGCGTTCCATAATCTCTTGATTTTTCCTTGCGGCCTCCTGCGCGGCGCGGAGATTTTCGCCGACGATACGTTGGATGTCGTCTTTAATTTGATTTGCCGCTTCAATAGTTGCATCGTTGGCGAGCACTTTCTTGTTCACATTCGCGGTTCGCTTCTTCTGCAAGGCTTTCATAACGATGGAGTTCATCTTCTCTTGTTCACGCCGAGTTCGTCCATATATGAGAATGGAGTTTTCCCTACCATAGGAGTCTTGCTGAATCCATTCTATACCGTAATATTCCTTTTTCTCTAAGCCAGCCCAGCCTATGAACGTTGTAGTTATTGGATAAATTTTGTATTGAAGAGTGGTCAACATTATCTCAAGTATTTTCGGGGAACACTGAATGTACTTGTGATTTGCCTTTTTCTCCACATAATCGATCCAGTCACATATTTTGAAAAGAAAGCGTATTGCCTGCACGCAGCACGCAATCGCTAATATCATGATTCCGATTCCTTTCATAATCGCAACAATACTGTCAATGTCCACTGAGCCTCACCTCCGTTTCTTCCATGTCCATCCGCGCGAGATACCGCATCGCCAGTTTGAACGTGGCTGGATCATATGTCGCGTCAAACTCCATGATTTCACCGTCCTCTCCGCTGTGCCGAGTGGTCTCCTCGTTCGTTATCGCCAGATATGTGAGTATGCCGACTGCCGCGGCTTTAAGCTCGGCCTCCTGCATAGGCATCGCCCCTTTCTTTTTCGGTGCAAGGATGATACACGGTATGTCAAGCGCGTTTTGGGGATTGAGAAGTTTCAAAACCTCAAAATTTGTATAAGTATACGAAAAAAGCAGCCTTTTCATTTTGAAAGGGCTGCTTTTCTGCGCTTATTAAGTTTGAAATTTTGTGACACTTGCATAAATCAATGCCGCATTTCCGCGCCATCAGGTTCATTTGCGCTTGACACGGGTGCTACCATCCCAACACCAAAGAGCCAGACGCGCTCGCACTGGTGTGAAGGAGGAACTGATATCGAAATGAATAGAGCACAAATGTCCATGCTTGATGAAATTATAGTGGACAACTTTGCAGGGGGAGGCGGAGCTTCCACCGGGATAGAGCTTGCGACAGGCCGTCCGGTTACAATAGCCATTAACCATGATCCTGCCGCAATCCTGATGCACAAGACTAATCATCCATATACCGAGCATCTGCAAGCTTCCGTTTGGGATGTAGACCCAGAAAAGGTATGTGCCGGACGCCCTGTGGGGCTGGCGTGGTTTTCCCCGGATTGCAAGCACTTCAGCAAGGCGAAGGGCGCGGCGCTCGTTGACCGCAACATCCGCGGACTTGCGTGGATAGTCCTCCGCTGGGCTGGAACCGTTAAGCCGCGCGTTATCATACTCGAAAACGTTGAAGAGTTTCAAACATGGGGGCCGGTAAGGAAAGGCAAGCCGGTGAAGAAAAAAACTGGTCGCACTTTTCAGAAGTGGCTCGGCCAACTGAAAGACCTTGGATATACTGTTGAGTTTCGGATTTTGATTGCCGCGGACTATGGCGCGCCCACGAGCAGAAAAAGGTTCGTGTTGATAGCCCGATGCGATGGACGGCCTATTGTGTGGCCTGAACGCACACATGCACCCGCGGACAATGCAGAAGTGAAGAGCGGCAAGTACAAACCGTGGAGATCGGCGGCGGAAATCATAGACTGGTCGCTTCCTTGCCCGTCTGTATTCGCGACCAAGACAGAGATACAAGAACAATATGGTGCAAAAGCTGTCAGACCTTTGGCGGACAACACCATGCGCCGGGTGATACGTGGAGTTGATAAGTTCACGATTAAAAGCGGCAAGCCATTTATTGTGCCGACAGGCTATGGCGAGCGCAAAGGACAGGCACCACGGGTACATGACATTGAAGCTCCTGTTCCGACTGTGGTAGCAACGGGGAAGGAAAACCTGTGTAGGCCGTTACTGACACCCATAACAGTATCCAATACAACAAACAGCGTTGGCGGCTCTGCCGCGGAGCCGGTACATACAGTAACTACCGCAGAAAATCAGATGCTCGTTTCCCCGTCTCTTATTCAGTACCATACCGAGCAAAGTGAGAAAGTACGGGCGAACGGCGTAGCGACTCCACTTCCAACAGTAGACGCTTCCAACAGATACGGTCTGACAACAGCGCACCTTGTCGAGTATTTCAGCACTGGGCGTCCTCTTGACGTAAGAGTTCCGATGCACACGGTGACATCACGGGATCGCGAAGCCCTGACAGCGGTACACGTCGCGGAGTTTAAGGGGCAAGATAAAGGTCAAGGCGTAGACCGACCTCTCCGCACTATTACAGCTTCTATCGGAGAATTTGCGGAAGTGCAGACAAGGGTAGTGCAATATACACCCGATGCAGATCTGAAATACTGGCCGGAAATTCGAGCACTTCTCAACAAACATTGTGGGTACAGTCTTTCTGAAGATGAAGTCCTTTTGCTTAATATCCGAGACGCATGGTACTTCATTTCCGACATTGGGCTTCGTATGCTGACCCCGCGTGAGTTGTACGCCGCAATGGGTTTCCCTCCGGACTACATAATCGACAAGGACTATAAAGGAAACGACTATCCGAAATCACAGCAGGTCGCGCGCTGCGGCAACGCCGTGTGTCCGCCGATGGCAACAGCAGTTGTAATGGCAAATCTGCCGGAGTGGAACCGCAAGGCGTTTACAACAATGTCCGAGTTGGCGTCTGCCGTAGCAGTGTAGGGAGGAGTTTTATGAAAGCAGTTTTAATCAGCATACGCCCGGAGTGGTGTGAGAAAATCGTTAACCGCGAGAAAACTATCGAGGTGCGGAAAACGCGCCCGAAGTTGGAAACGCCGTTTAAGTGCTACATCTACTGCACGAAGGACGCTAAGAAGCAATTTTGGACAGGCCCGAGGTATTCCTATGCGGACGATCACAGCCATAACGCATTTGATAAATGCGGGAACGGCAAAGCCATTGGCGAGTTTGTGTGCGACCGAATCGACAAAATTTGGAAGCGTGGGTGTCCTGAGAATTTCGATTATTGTTACTTGTCGCTCAATGAATGGGGTAATGATGATATTGCAAGCGAAATTAACGATGTGGCTGCGGCGTGCTTGCCAAAGGACCAGTTGAACTCGTATGGGGCAAAAGTGCCGCAGCTGTACTGCTGGCACATTTCCAATCTCAAAATTTATGATGTACCGCGAGAACTGATCTCATTTGTCAAGCCGCTTGTCCTTGAAAAAATTCAGCCGTATACGTGGTATGTCAATAAGGAGCGCTATTTGACGCGTGCCCCGCAAAGCTGGTGTTACGTGGAGGATGCAGAATGAAACGGATCTCAAAAGATGCCTACTACCTTGAAATAGCTCAAGCCGTATCGCAGAGGAGCACCTGCCTCAAACGCCGGTATGGCGCAGTCATCGTGAAGAACGACGAGATAATCGCCACGGGCTACAATGGCTCTGTGCGCGGCGAGCCAAATTGCTGTGATATAGGTTTCTGTAAGCGTCTGGACAAGCCCAGCAATAGCGGGGACTACTCCGATTGCCATAGTGTCCACGCGGAGCAGAACGCTATTATATCGGCTTCCAGAAGCGAAATGCTTGGCGCGACGATGTATCTGCACGGAGAGTGGGCGCGGATGGCACTGGGGCGCGGCGGAGAGATAACACATGTTATATGGGAACCTCTCGAAGCCCCGGAGCCTTGCCCCATCTGCCGCAGGATGATCTCCAATGCGGGCATCATACGTGTTGTGACGATTGACAAGTGTTCTGATGATGAATAGGCGGGGGTGTATGAATATCATTTTCTTGGTGTGTGATTGTGGAGAAGAAGCCAGTCCTATGCTGCAGTTCCACAAAAATCGTTATAGGTACATCTGCCCGGTTTGTGACGCTGGCGCACAACGGCCTTGGTACAAGAGGAAGAGGAAAGCAGCCCAGATATGGAATCGTGACGCTTTGGAAAGGTGGACATTAAAATGAATGACTTAACAGTTTTTAATAACGAGAGGTTTGGCAAGATCAGAACGGTTGTGCTCGACGGCGTTATCTGGTTCGTGGGCAAGGACGTTGCCGAAGCTCTCGGATACAAAAACACTAAGGATGCGCTCGCAAAGCACGTTGACGAAACAGACAAAAGATATGGGGTCGCGTTTCGCGACCCCATGGGTAGAGAGCAGAAGCCCACCCTCATCAACGAGAGCGGCGTGTACAGTCTGATATTTGCCACTACAAAACTCGTGGTCGATACCTTACGTGAGTTGGTTGCGCAGTGGGAGGGAGGCGCGGCATTATGACGCCAAAAGACCTTTTGATTCAGAACCAGAGACGCGAGATAGAACGGCTGTGCCGAATCATCAAACTGTTGGTGCTCGATGCGAATCCATGCCGGTTCTGTGCCAACGACTGCAATAAAGGCCGCGGCTGTCAGTTTTTCAAAATCAAGGAGGGCGTATGAGCGACTTTCCAAGCGGCAAATACCGCACAATCTACATAGACCCGCCGTGGCCGGAGCGGGGGGGCGGCAAAATCAAGCGCGGAGCGGACAAGCACTACAGTTTGATGTCTGTTGCCGAGATCAAGGCGCTCCCGGTCATGCAGCTCGCAGCCCCTGACGGGTGCCACCTGTACTGCTGGGCTACCAATAATTATCTACCCGCTGCAATTGATTGCATAAGGGCGTGGGGATTCGAGTATGTGACAACGATAACGTGGATGAAGAATCAGCAGGGCTTGGGACAGTATTACAGAGGACTGACTGAACATTGCATATTTGCAACGACGAAGAAGCGCTTGCCTTACAAAGTTTCTCCCGAAGGTAAACGCTGTCAGGGAAAAACGGGATTCAATGCACCCAAAACGGTGCACAGCCGCAAGCCCAAAGAAATGCGTAGCATGATAGAAGTGGTGAGCTATGAGCCGCGCATAGAGATATTTGCGAGAGAACGATTCCCCGGCTGGGACGCATGGGGAGATGAAGTGTAAGGGAGTGATGAAATGAGCGAAAGCATAGTAGTCAACTGCGACTGCATGGAATACATGCGCAGAGTACCTGACAAGGAGTTCGACCTCGCAGTTGTGGATCCGCCGTATTTCTCAGGGCCGGAAAGGCGCGGCTATTACGGCAGCCGAGTCAGCAAAATCGGTGTTCATCGAGATTATCCCATATCCCCACAGTGGGATATACCCGGCGTCGAGTATTTTGCAGAGCTTCAGCGAGTAGCCAAGCATTACATAGTGTGGGGATGCAATTACTTTGATTACCACTTTGCGCCGGGACGAATCGTGTGGGACAAGTGCAATTCCTCAAGTAGTTTCTCTGACTGCGAACTGGCCGCTACAGACCTCTTCACCAGCGTCAGGATATTCCGCTTTATGTGGAACGGAATGCTGCAGGGCAAGAGCATTGAAGAGGGCGCTACCATGCAGGGTAACAAAAAACTGAACGAGAAGCGCTACCATCCAACCCAGAAGCCGATAGCACTCTATAAGTGGATTTTCAAAAACTACGCGTACGCCGGAGACCGAATCCTCGACACGCATCTCGGAAGCGGGAGCAGCCGAATCGCGGCCTATGACGCAGGACTTGATTTCGTGGGCTGCGAAATAGACCCAACGTATTTCAAGCTTCAAGAAGAGCGCTTCAACGAATATACCGCACAGCAAAGTCTTTTCGTGATGGAAGGGAGAATGAATGATGAACAAATTTAAGAGCTGGATCATACGCAAACTGGGCGGGTATACAGAGCAACTGCCGCCGCCTAAAGTTGTTCAGATCAATTTGCGTCCTGAAACTTTCGTAGCTTCAAGGATATATTCACGCGCACAGATGGAAACCTTCGGTGAAGATATTATAAAGGAGTTCGGCAAGCAGGATTTTATAGAAAAGATTGTTGCATCCGAGGAATTTGGCCGTTTTATAGAGTGGAGATTTCGGAAGGACGATTCTGGTGCTTTTCATTGTCAAGCAAGGTTGAGCGTCGTAGACATGTCGGAGGTGAGGGATTACCGTGTGGGCTTCGAGCGAACAATTTGAAGCGGTAAAGCGCTTTGTCGTGCAGTATGTCTCCTATCCGCAAGGAACCGTGATTGATGGAGAAGAGCTGAAACACGGCGTAGAATTTCTTGTGAAAGAGGGAATATTTACAGTATCACAGTTCAAATTGGCGTTCCTGATAGAGACAAATATGATATGCCCCGCGGAATTTCTACCGGATGAATAAATATTCGCATTATGCAGAGGGGAGGGAAGCCGAATGGACAAAAGCCAACGGCCATTAACCGAGAAGTGCAAGCGCGTAATTTGCACTTATGCCGAAAACAATATGAACGCCACAGCTACGGCCAGAGCGCTGAACATGAACAACTCCACAGTGGAATTTCATTTGACAGCGGCAAAGGAAAAGACCGGGATAAACCCGCGGTCGTTCTTCGGGCTGATTGCTTTGCTTGAGACAATAGAGGAGACAACATGAAAATCATTGATATATCAGGGCAGACATTCCACGACATAGAAGTCCTGAGTTACAACGAAAAGCGTTCCGGTGGGTCTTTGGGTGCGTATTTCAACTGCCGCTGCCGGATATGCGGGAAAACCTTTGTCCGCCGTGGATATGATATCCGCACGGGACGAGTCAGAAACTGCGGCTGTACCAAGGTGCGAAAAGGCTCGCGCGAGGGCTTGGGCAGCTCGGAGGGGTATGTAGGTGTTAATCCGGACTCACAGAAGAAGTATGGCTGCGTATATTGCAAAGACCGCAAGGCATGCGGCGGACAGAAGCGGTGTAAGTACGCTGATATTTTGGACAAGTACCCGGATTATAAGGCGTATGACGAGGAAGCCAAGAGACTGTTTGTGAGTCTTGGGCTTGACGAATAAGGAGAGAGAATGAGTCTTTTGTATTTCTTAGTGGCAATTTGGTATTACATGAATGAGGAAAAACTTGAAACCGAATTTTTCATAACATGGGCGCTATTCTCAATCGCGGATGCCTTGTGGCTAAAATTGGGGCGGAGGTGAGTGACGATGGAGAAAGCTTACGCAAGATTCCTTGCGCTACGTCGGAAAGTTATGGCGGGAATAAAGAAAGCGCTTGAAATCGACTGTCCCTGCAAGTCGTATGAAGGTCTCATGGAACTGGTGATTGAGTTCCCAGACTACTTTGAAATGGATAGAAGCGAAGAGGATGCGCCCAACTGGTATGTAATCAAGCTTCACTGCTACGTGCTCGGTCCCGCTCGGCATTATGAATGGAGAGGACGGACGCTGGACGAGGCATTGGACGCGGCAGAGGAAGAAATAAGGATGTGGATAGCGGAGGTAGAAGATGACGAGTGACTGCATTTATCGAGATGCTCTTCTCAAGGACATAGAAGAAAATGTTGTGTTCAGCGGCCAGACACCGAACGCCGAAATTGTCGGTGCGAATAAGGTTATCAGTCGCATAAAGACTGCGCCAGTTGCTGACACCGACTTAGAATGGATAAGTGTCTATGAAAGGCTGCCGGAGGAGGATGAGCGTGTTCTGGCATATTTCCCGGATATGGCGGGTTCGGATTGTGAAATTCAAATCTCAAAAGGCTGGGCGCTCAATAAGTTCGTCTCGCATTGGATGCCGCTGCCTGATTCGCCAAAAGGGCAAAAGGTCGGGTGCAGCAAATGATGACTGGATGCGCGAACACGATGACGTATAAAGTGCAGTGTCAATACTGCGAGTACGCTAACCCAAAAAGAAAAATCGATGACAAAATCAGATGCACACGCTTCTCACAGTGGGTCGAACCCCAAAACAGATGTCCGGCATATTCGGACAAATTCTTGAGGGAACTTGCGTTGAAGGATTTGTGGGGGCAGATGGGAGAGCAAAGAAAATGAAGTGTGAAAAGTGCGGTCGTGAGCTCACTGCAATAGAGCTTGTGATGGAGAATTTTGACGGTGGAAACACGATCACAAAACATTCCTTTGTGGAAAAGGATAACGGCGCTGTGATAGTTGATACCACGCCTCTTTGGGTTGGCGGCGAGCTCGGTCTCGACGAAGTGCATGACACTATTGCCTGCCCGCATTGCGGCCAGTTCCCCTTTGAGGACACGGAAGTGCAGGTCGATGACGTGGTTCGGATAGTGATGTTTAGAAAGGACGGTAAGAATGGGATATAGGCATTATTTTTATCTTGTTGATAAAAGCAAGTGCGAAGCGGTCAAGAACATGACCTTGAACGAGCTTTGCGACTATGCAAAATCAGAGGGCGTGGAAGTCGAGGACGGATGGTTCTACTTTAACGACGAGAAATTTCTTGACAAAAAGAGAATCTTTGAGTTCGGGAAATTGTATTGGGACGATACGGCAGACCGGATTTATAGCAAAGGCGAACCGTTGTTTACAGACAAAGAAGTTCAGGAGGACGTTTCGGACTATGATCCGTATGTCGTTGGTAAGCCCGGTGTGCTTGAAGCTATCGAGATATACAAGCGCAAAATCATAGAATCGTATAAGGACTTGCTTGTGGACGGCGGGGTGCAGCTTTTACCGGGAGGTTTTTACATAGCGCGTGAGGACATCAAGAGCATAGACAAAGTACGCGAATTTATCCACGAAAAACTTAAATGGTGGGAACTGTTCGGCGCTATTGACCTTGATGAAACTCATGAATCTATAAGCGACTCATGGCAGTACGAACACCAGATTTTCGAGTTGGTCAGGCTGTATAAGGCCATAGACTGGGAAACCAAAACCGTACTCTTTTACGGGTGGTGACGGGGAACAGAAATGAAAATAACACTTGATATTCCCGACGACGTGATAGCCGCCAGCGTAGCTATTGTACGTGGAAGGCTTCGGGAAATACTCCTTGACAGTTGCGAAGTTGACAGGAGCAAATTGTACGAAGGTGCGATCATAGCGTTTCCGAGAGAAAGGGATGATATATCTGATGAACGATAGATTTCCGAAAGACTGCTGGGATAAGAAATGCCAACATTTCCATGTAAAAGACATGAGCATTGATGATCTGCTGTGTACGTGCGACCTGCTTCAGATGCAGTGTGATGCTTGCGACGAGAATTTCTCGTTTGTGCTGTGCCCGAAAAAAGACGAGGTGATGCCTAATGGGAATGGGTGATCTCATAGAACGTGGAGTGGCTATGAAAGCAGTACGATGTGCATGGCTTGCCACTGAAGCATTAGAGAAAATCCCAGCAGTGGATGCTGTGAAAGTGGTGAGGTGCAAGGACTGCGAGCACAGCAAGGAATATGAAGGCGGTCTTCGCTGCTTGATTTGGGGCAGAAATCTTCAAAAGGTGCTGGCGGATGATTTCTGCTCTCTTGGAGAGCGGAAAATGGAGGCATGAGCGATGAAAGAAAACCGCAGTGGCGGAATGACGCGCCGCGATACCGCGCATATCCCGTCCGAAAAGCTTCTGAGTATATTGCGAGGGATATATCCCGAAGAAATAGCACAGGAGGTTTTTGAAACTTTGCAGAGAAGGGGAGGCGATGACAATGCGGCTGATTGACGCGGATAGACTCAACAAAAAGAAGAAATACAGCTTTCAGACTGAATTTGGATGTTTCCCTAAAAGTGAGTGGTTTCTGAAAGTTGATGACTTGTTTTCTGCGCCTACCGTTGACGCAGTTCCAGTGGTTCGATGCAAAGACTGCCAGTTTTGGCAAAGACATACACAGGTCAACCGAGACTACGGCAAGTGTGAACGATTCGGAACTGTCACAACAAGGTGTAATGATTTTTGCTCGCTCGGAGCGAAAAAGAGCGAAGAATAGGAGGTAAGAATGTTCGGACTTATCACGAAGAAGAAAATGAAGAAAATTCTCAACTCGCTTGCCAAAGACAATAGTACAACTGAAACTGGATTAAATGGCTTTTATTTTTGCGTCGGCGTTATGTACGCTGCGGATTATATCCGAGACAAACTCGGCCTCGGCTATTTTGGACATGTGGATGACGACTTTGATGAAACATAAGAAGTGCTACGGCAAATGTGACCGCTGCGTATGGAAGAATAACGGCGGATGCTCAGAATGGAGGAGAAGCAATGACTGAGTGCATAGACAAGGAAGATTACTGCAAGAATCGTTGCCATAGCCACAATGAACACTGCGATAAAGAATCCTACCCTATATGTACTGTACCTGCGGCTGATGTCGTGGAAGTGACCCGCTGCAAGGACTGCAAATACAGCAAGAAGCTATTCAGCTATGAAGGTAGCTACAGTTCTTACTGCTTGATATGTAGCAGCAAAGGTTCTGTGGTGTTCCCGAATGATTTTTGCAGCTGCGGAGAAAGGCAAACAAATGGACTTAAATGAATTTCGCAACAAAATGTCCTCGGACGCGACCGAGGAAAATAAAAGGCTCAAGGCGGAGCTGTCCAAGCTGAAAAAGCAGTATCGGGAAAAGGTGGACTCTCTGGAAGAAGAAAATGCCAACCTCAAGGAGGACTGCCGAGCGTTGAGTAATCGGTGCTGGGTGTTTATGGGAGGGGTCTTGTGCGCAAACTGTTTCTTCCATAGCAGTTTCGTGTGCAAACATGCTCCAACGCTGGAAGAGATGGTAAAGATGGGGGCAGCGCTGCGGCGGGAAATGGAGGGTAAATAATGGACGCAGTTGAATTTTTGAAAGCAAAGAATCAGATGTGCAAGGCTTATTATCGGTGCGATGGCTGCCCACTTAGCAAAAATGCGTCGTGCGCAGTATGGTGTCAGGAAAGCCCGAAAGAGGCGGTTGTCATCGTTGAGAAGTGGCTTGAGGCACACCCACCAAAAACCAGACAGAGCGAATTTTTAAAACAATGGCCGGAAGTTCTGATGACTGATGATGGATTTGTGGATATTTGCCCTAGGCGTTTCGTCGCAAGCTTTAGAGACGAAAACGGCCAGTGCTCGCAATGCGGCACCAAAGACTGCAATAATTGCCGCCGTGAGTTCTGGTTGAAAGAGGTTGAATAATGGAGTGCTACGCCAGCAACTGCCCGTTTAGGGTAAATGAATCGAGCGGTCAGCACGTATGTGAATGTGTCGCTTGCCTGAATCGGACGACAGCGACTATCGTGTTCACATCCACTCACACGTTGTCGGCCAAGGAATTACGAGAAATTGGGATAACGCCAGGTAGGAACACTATCTATGCGAAACCGGCAACTGTACTGAAGAGGGAGTAAAGTAAAATGATTAACATCGAGAGAAACAAGGAAGAATTTGTCAATATCGTCACGGAAAACATCACACGCGACAACACGACCGGTCTGATAGCGTGGCTTGACCTGCACTCGGACTTCTTTGAAGCCCCGGCGAGTTCGCGCCATCACCTCGCAGTACCTGGCGGACTGTGCGAACACAGTTTGAATGTGTATGATAGACTGTGCAGATTTCTGCGCGAGGAATATGGCGATAGCTGCCCATATACCGAAGAAACCATCGCAATAGTCGCGCTTTTCCATGATCTCTGCAAGGCCAACATGTACAAGCCGAACTGCCGCAACCAGAAAACATACGATCCTGAAAAGGTTGCCGCTGCGGAGAAGTGGACAGTGAAGCACGACGCGGGTGGAGATTTCATTTGGGAGACAGTACAGGCTTACGATATTGACGAGAAGTTCATTTTCGGCCACGGAGAAAAGAGCGTTTTCATTCTCCAGCAGTTCATGTCTCTGTCAGTAGACGAAGCGACCGCAATCCGCTATCACATGAGTTCATGGCAGGAGGGTGAAGCCAGAGCCGCAGGAGATACTTTCCGACGCAATCCGCTGGCGTTCTTCCTGCACGTCGCAGATGAAGCGGCGACCTTTATAGACGAGGTGGACAAGAAATGACGAACCGAGACAGACTGCACAATATGTCAGATGCAGAACTCAGCGAATGGCTGGATAGCGAGCTCGGTCTGTGTGCGCCAAACAGCGCTTGCGAGGACTCGCATGATGACTGCACGAAGTGCTGGGAAATATGGCTTGGTCAGGAGGTCAAAGAATGACAGTTGAAGAATTTGCCGCGAAACTGGATGGGCGGCAGTATGGTAATGAGATAACAGAAGATGAAGCAATCCTCGCAGAAAATCTGGATTTCCTCGTCGTGTTCGGCGCATCCGACGACCTCGCAGAGTTGAGGGGCGCAATAGACGGAGAGTGCGACTGTTTCGAGGGCGGTGTGCTCAAGCGTGGAGAAGGACGTTCTCTGCCCATCAAAGCAGTGTGGTGCCCCGAAGGAAGAGACTGCTCATGGGCATACGAGACTGAGCTACCACACGCAGAGTTCAAGATCATGGAGGAGGGAGAGGTGTACTGTTACGGCGTTGTGTGTGCTCTCAACGGGATGCCGAAGATGTATAGGTGTCCGTTCTGCGGCGAGGAGAAGCTGCACATCGGCGTGCATGATGACGAGGGAAACTATCATGGTGAGCTCGGCTGTGCATACGAATCAGACCCGTGGAGCGGTTTGAGCTACGGCATCCACCACGATGGTTGGGGCGAGTGCCTCTTGTGCACAGACGACACAAACGGGGTGATGGGAGGTATGCTCTTCGATACTTCTTGCGAAGCCTACGACGCAATGGCCGAACTGGTGCGGTTTGCGGAGGTTGACCACTCGACGGATTTGCTTGAAGGAACCTTCCTCGGCGAAGAGTCAGATACAACTACCATGAAGTTCAAGCCGGTATGCGAACACTGTGGGTTCACACTCGCATCGTTGTCGTGTAAGAAGGAATCGGAGGGCATGGTACGCTTGTGGGGATTTGATCCGTTCCGTTGTCCAAGATGCAGGAGACGAATTGCTACCGCCATTCTTCCTGATGTGTTTGCCGGTGAATTAGATTATACCGAATGAAATATCAAGAGGTCATCTCTACGGAGGTGGCCTCTTTTTTATGCTCCAAGCCGGTCGCTATCTCGACCAGACTCGACCGGCAGGCGAAACTCTGCTGAGCCTGACCCGGCTATTATCCGAGAGCGGGCTGAAAATCACTCAAAAATCATATGCCTTAAAACGCACGAGAACGGCCTTAAAATCGATTTTGATATTCTGGGATGAAACTACACCATCGAGACGCGTAAAGTGTGCCAGAGAGCACGACAGGCGCGAATAACGCAAAACCAGAGCGAATACTTATCCGCATTTTAACCAAATTATAATTGAATATGGGGATTTGGCCTATAAATAGCAGCTTCTCCCGGAGAACCTTTTGAAATCTTAAATTCGATTTTTAAGTAGGGGGAGGGGATGGAAACTGGGATGGTTGGAAGGAGGAAGTGAACAAGGATGAAATGGGGACTGCCACCGGAAAACCTTGAAAAATCAAGCCCCCGCGCGGTTTTGTAAGTGGGGGTGGGGTGCTATCTCTGGCCATTATTACACAAATGACTAGAGTTAGACGGTCTCGGCTGCGCTGACGGCGGTTTTCGTAGAGATTTTGAAAACTCGCAAAATCTCGCAAATGCTCCCGAAATCGTGAACAAGCGCGAGTCGGCGACACTCCCCGTCTGAAGAACTGTATTAAAGTGATTCGACAGTCAGCGGCGTGTTGTGTTTGGTGTTGCTGTGTCCTTGCTTCTCTTGGCGGTGTTCTCTCTCTTCTTTGTGGTATTGCTCTGCTCCTTGCTTTGGCTGTGTGTGTATATTCTTTCTGTGTGCGGTTCGCTCTCTTCTTGGCAGCGCTTATTTTATATATACCTATAGAGATATATA